TCTTCTTCGTATTCTCATGTAGAAGCTTCTTATCCTGAGTACTTAGGAACAGATTCATTCTGGGAAGAAGTTATCGTAACTGAGTTAGGAAGACAAGCTGCTAGAAAAGAAAACAGAAGTTTGTTTGACAAGGTACTTGATTGGTTTAAATCTCTTATTAAAGACCTAGGAGGAAGAAGTACTGAACAGTTAGCTATGTCTAGTTTAGTAGACTCTTTAGTAGATCCTAGTGTTGCTTTTGAGACAGAGTTCAACGAAGAAGCAGTAAGTGATTATATGTTCCAAAGGATTGTTCCTGCAGAAGAAGTTGATGCACTTACTAGCTATGTAAAGATTTCGCCTAATGATCCTTTTGTATTCCAAGACTACGCAGAAAAAGTACAAGTAATCGCTAATGCTATTAGTGAGACTGAATTTAAAAAGATCTTAGACACAAACAAATACTTAGGCTTAGGTAGTGAGTCTCTCCAAAGAGCATTAGCTGCTATCAAAGAAGTTAAGAACATTGTAACTAAAGAAGATGTAGCCGCCTCTGTATTAGAACTTGCAGATTACTTACAGTACAATGCACTTTACTTAACAGGAGTTGTTCGTCACTTAAACAACATTCTAGAAGATCCTACTATCCCTTCTGGTAAAAAGCTAGGAGACTTGCATAGAGGTTATAAGCAAGCTTTAGCTATTGAGAAACATGTTAAGAAGATAGAAGCCTTGTTTACTACTCGTGCTTTAGATGAGATGATGCGTAGTGAAGTCCAGAAGGATGCTTTCCTTAAGAACCTTTCTTGGATGCGTACAGCAATTGCTACTATTAAGAATGGTCATAACAATAAGATTGTTGATCCTGTAATAACTGAACTTGCTGATACCTTTAAGGCACAGTCTAAAGACATTGAAGATTCTTTCAATAGAGATATAGAAAAGTTAAAGTCAAGGACACAAACTGCTACTATTACTAAGAGAATCAAAGAGTTAGAAAAAGAAAAGCAAGATAGTTTGCTTACTCCTGAGAACATTAAAAAGTTCTTAGCAGACACTAACTCTCCTTGGTACTTAGCTATTGACTCTGCAATGGGAACAAAGAACCCAGGAGTTCAGTTGATTGCTAACTACATAAGAAGTATTAATAACGAGTTTCAAGAAAACTTAAAGCCTATAGCTAGTGAGTGGCAAGATCTTATGGATGATGTTGCTGCTAGTGAAGGAGGATTTATAGGTTCTGCATTAGATACTAAAAAGTTTTTTGAACCTTTCATTAGAGAAACAGTTCTTTATGAAATCATTGATGGTCAATTAGTTAAAGACAAAAAAGTTCTTTCGCTTAACACAGAAGTTAAAACAGTTGAGTTAGGTAACAGAATTACTGAGTTAAAGCATACAATTGATTTTGGAGCAACCGAAGAAATCAGAGAACAAGCAGAAGAAGATCTTAAGAAATTCTACGAGGAATACACAGAGCGTCCATTTACAGACGACTACTACGAGATTCAAAAACTTCTTCCAGATGATATTAAGTTTAAACGTAATCAAATCTACCAAGAACTTGCAGCAATTAGAGAAGAGTTTGGTACAGGTATCATTGAGGACGAAATCTTAGAACGCTTAAGAGACAAAGAACAAGAGCTTTACGAGTTAGAAAGACTTTATACAGAAGATGGAACTCTTAAAGAGGGAAAACCTTTAGAAGATGCTTTAGCTATTCAGGCTTGGAAAGAAGGTAAAAGATCTGCTAACGTTGTAAGTTTTGTTCTTACTTCCGACAGTAAAGCTGTGTTTGAAAGGATGCTAGTAGATAAGAAAGCACAGTTAGCTAAATCTTTAGCAGCAGCAAAGACTACTCAACAAAGAGATGATGCACATAAAGCTTACAATAACTGGGCGAGTATCTACACAAGAACTGTTTACACTCAAGAGTTCTACGATACAAGAAAAGATATTTTAGACGAAATTCAGCGATTACTTAGCGACAGAGGTTCTCTAAGTGATATGTACTCTGAGTTGTTTAATCTTTTATTAGGAACAAGAGATACTAATGGGGTTTACAATCCTGTAAGTATTACAGACAAACAAGTAAAGAAAGCAAAAGAAGTAGAAGAACAGATCGAAGAGATTAAAGCTTTGCTTAAGCAAGATAGTCCTTTAAGTGATGCTGTAAAGGGAAGACTAGGAGAACTAATACAGGATTTACAAGCCCTTCAAAGCAATGTAAACTCTGAATACTATACTAACGCTGTAGACAATCAATTAAAAGCAATCAGAACTAGAGTATTTACAGAACACACTGATTGGGATGTAGACTCTGTTGAACGTGAGACTAACATTAGATTTAAAAACTCTGACTGGTATAAGAATAACCACATTACTAAGTATAGATATGACCCTGAGATTAGAGGTGTAGTAGCAGTACAAGAGCCTATATTTATGTGGAGAGTTACTAGACCTAACGATCCTAAATATATTGAGACTGATGCTCCTTCTTCTTTGTGGTATAAGTCTGTAGTTAGTCCTAAATACAAAAACGATAACTATAAGCCAGGAGAAGTTACTTTTAAATCAGTAACAGGTGGTCCTTACTATAACTCTGCTTACAATAATTTATCAAACAATCAGAAAGCTTTACTTGGTAGAATGAGAGAACTCCACTACCGTAGTCAAGAAGGTCTGTATCAAAAAGATAAGTTAGGAGATTTGATTCCTGGTATGAGAAAGACTAGGGGAGAGTTTATAGACTTAGTTAAACTTAAAGCAAACACCATCAAACAATTCTTTAAAGGAATTAAGAACTGGTTTACAGGTGATCGTGAGGCTTTCTCTGAGGAAGAAGATATCTACGGAGACGCTTATCAAACAGATGCGTTTGGTGATCCCGTAGTAAGAGAGTCTAGAAGACTATTCAATCGTTATGCTCGTACTCTTCCTATAGAAGAACAGTCTTATGATATTATGACTTCTATGGCTTCTTACGCTACTTCTTCTGAAAGATTTAAAGTAATGCGTAAGTATCAGTCTACAGTCCTTACTATGGAAGAAGTGTTTAACCAAGGTAAGTCTGAGTCTCTTTCTTCTAAAGTAATTAGAGATTTAGTAGACAGAGAACTTTATGGTAAAGTACTTGAAGACAAAAATGATTCTAAGCTTTTACGTAGAACCAATAGTATTATTAGTGGTGTTTCTAGTTTAGCAGGATTTAAAACTCTTGGTTTTAGTCTTTTAACTTTACCACAAAACTGGATAAACGGTTATCTTAAGATATTCTCTCAGCTTGGATTTTATCATATCACAGCTAAGGATATGGCAAAAGCCTTTGGAGATACTCTAGGAGTTAGTAAAGAGTTTTATTCAACCTATAATCAATTTGGTAATAAGAGTTATAGAGTTTCTTTAGTGGATTACTTTACAGGTACTCAGTCTATGGCTAACCAAGCAAGTGAAATTAACAACAAAGGTTTGGTTAAGTATGGTAAAGCATGGAAAGCAATTTCTACGCTTAGGGATTTTACTGAATTTGACATATCAGCTGTAACGACTTATGCTTTCTTAAACAAGTACAGAGTGCCCTTAAAAGGATCAACTACTACAATACCACTAAAAGATGCATTCGAGTTAGTAAATGGCGTTATACAGCCTAAAAACAACGTAGACGTAGATCCTAACTTTATTCAACAAGTAAGAATGAATATTCAGTTGGCTAACGAAAGGGCACAAGGTATTTATTCTGTTGAAGCTCAGCCTACTGCAATGAAGAATGCTTGGTTTAGGTCTCTTATGTTCTTGAAGAAGTGGGTTATACCTGATTTAAAAACTACTTGGGGATCAGACACTGTACATTATGGTGCAGGTATTCGTACAATAGGTTCACACCAAGCAGCAATGAGATTTATCAGAGATGTTGTATTGTTGGATAAAGGAAACTTTGTTAGGACTTGGTCAACTAGTTCAGAAGTACAACAGGCAGGTCTAAAACAGTTTGCAGTTTCTTTAGGTACTTACACAGTTCTTGCTAACTTAATTATTCAGATGTCTCTTGCAATGGATTGTGAAGAGGATTCTGAAGCAGATTGGAAAGACTATGTTTGTTTAGGATTAAAGAGAACTACAAACGAAGCTGAAGGTGTCTTCACTCTTTGGGGTATGAATGAAATGAAGTTTACTTACATTTCTGAACAAGCAAACGGTGTATCTATCTTTGAGAAGATTGGTTGGGCAGCTTTAGGTCCTTTTAGTGTATGGAAAAAATTCTGGACAGATGAAGATTTGTGGACTTCAGATCCTTACTATCGTTATAAGTCTAACTCTAATCAAGTAGATTGGGATAAAACTCATCCTATGCAAGCAGGACAGATTGGATTAGCCGTTTTAGGTATGGAATTTTTAGGACTTAGAGGATCGTTTATTGGTCCTAAGTCTATAGAGTTTCAGAACAGAGCATTTAATGATTATGCTCCTAAAACTTATACCAAAGAACTTAGGACTAGATACACTAAAGATCACGAGGGTCTTGAGATTATGCCTACAAGAACTCGCTTAGCTCAAGAAAAGAAATTCTTTAAGAAACAACTTAAAGAAATTCAAGAAGAGATAAGAGGATATAAAGCAAAAGGAGAACCTGTACCTGCAAGTCTAGAGAATAAGTTAGTTAAACTTAGAGACTCTTACAGAAGTAGAGTAGAAGATATTAAGGAAGGAAATACAGAAGAAGGAATTTCTATTGCTTATCCTTTCATGGATATAATTGGAAACAGAAGAGGACTAGATATTACCCCTGAGCCTGAGGAAGAATAACTTGACTTTATTTTTAATTAAAGTATTTTTGTTATACGGACTAAGGTCGGACTTAACAGTCGTAAAGATAAATATTTATGGAAACACATGACATTCTCAGAGAGCAATCAAAGAAACTTCGTCACATCGAAGGTCAACTTTGTTGCATCAACGCTAGCGTAACTGCGGAAGCAGGTATGAACGGCAGTAAAGTAATCTCAGGCACATCACCAGTTACAGGTACTTTTCAGTACTTTGTTGTTAACGCATCAGCTGTAGTTAGTGCTATCTTGGATCAGAACGCAGCTAGTCTTATGACAAGCTTAGGTCTTTCAGGAGTTACTTTGGCACCAGGAATGAAGATTAGCGTAGCTAAAGGAACAACTATCTCTTCTATAACACTTGCTTCAGGATCTATTATTGCTTACAACGCTTAATTGATGAAGACCCTTTTAGTAACTATCACCACAGTATGTGCCTTTTTGGGCACATATTTTTTAAATCTAACTGCAGATAACGCAGAACAATACTTAGCGATTGTTGCTGTTGTATTTGTAGATGGATTTTTTGGTGTATGGGCAGGTACTAAGAAGATTGGTTTTCAAACAAGAAAAGCAGTTAAAGTACTTCAGACTTTGTTTGCTTGGGTAATGATTCTTTCTGCTATCTTAATGGTAGAGAAAGGATTTGATGGTACGTTCTGGCTTTCAGAAACTTTCTGTGCTCCTTTTATTGTTTTCCAACTTATTAGTGCTCTTAAAAATGCTAACACAGTAGGAGTAATAAACAACAGTGTACTATCTCAGATCTTAGCAAAGATAGATCAACATAAATTTAACCACGATAATGAAAAACCTCTCGATTAAACTTAATATTATCTTTTTCTTCATCATTGCTTACTTACTTTTTAAGTATGAGTATGTACAGGAACAAGATACTAACCAAGTAATATCTTTTATTGATTCTATAGATAAACAAAACGATACCTACTTTGAAAAGATTGACTCTCTAGAACATATAAAGCACGAAGAGTATTTCCGTTACGAACAAATCACCCTAAAGTATGACACAATTCAGATTGCTATTGACACTATGCCTGATATTGACGGCACAAAATTCTTACTCACAATCAGTAGACAGCTTACCCTTAAAGGAGTTGAATGATGAGTTCCTAAAAGGAATTCAAGCACGTGAGAGAGTAGTAAGTCTTAAGAAGATTATCAAGACAGATAGCGTTCAGTTATCCTTGTATAAAGATTCTATTATCCCTAACTATAAAAAGGCTTTAGATACCGCTAAAGTAGAGATAGTTCGCTTAGATACTAAAGTTAGGTCTCAAGCAGAAACAATTAAAACTTTAAAGAACGTTTTGAAAGGCGGGTTATTTGCTATAGCTTTGTTAACCATAGGGTTAATACTTTAACCTACCAGCCTATGATGCCAATCTCAAAACAGATTATCCAACACTACATGGATAATCCAAATACGGATGAGTCAGCTTTAGAAGTTGCTATTCGTTTCAACTACCAACCAGAAGTATATAATGAACTAAGAGCTAAGCGAGTTCGTGACTTAAAAAGAACTGCTATGTATAAGTTGGGTGCAGATAAACCTTTAACGCCTAACGATCAACCTACACAAATTACAGGAACTTATGATGAGAATCTAGATAAAGGTACCCTTGAGGTATCTAAACTAGTTTCTACTCAGCCTAGATCTTCTGAAGAAATCATCGAAATCCACAAAATAGATAGATCTAAGTGGAGATTAGTACAATATTGGAGTAAAGAAAAACAATCAGGTTGGCTAGTGTCAGCCTTATTTGCTTCTATAAAGCCTGAGGATACTTTTCCTCAAGACATAGAGAACGTTCTCAGAGAGGTTTTTCTAGAATCTAATATAACTCCGTACCCAACACCTAGAAAGTCTCCTATAGCGTCTAAGAGAGGCTTATTCGTCTACATGAGTGACAAACACGTAGGTGCTCTTACTCATCCTAACTCTATTTTCAACAATCAGTACAACGAAGATGTCTTCGAAGTACGTATGATGAGAGTATTAGAAGAGATAGAGAAGCAAGTAAAGACCTATGGAAGGTTAGAAGATCTTTTTATTTGTGATTTAGGAGATTCATTAGATGGTTGGAATGGTCATACTACTAGAGGAGGACATGCACTTCCCCAGAACATGAACAATAAGGAGTCTTTTATGACTTATCTTTATGCTCATAAGCGATTCTTTGATCTTTTAGTAGAAAAAAACCTAGCTAATAACATTCATGCTATTATGCAGACAGAAGATAACCACTCAGGTTCTTTTGGCTACATAACTAACCAAGCACTAACTCTTTATTTAAATACGGCTTATCCTTTTATCAAAGTAACGATAATGGAGAAGTTCTTAGAACATTTTGACTATGGAAAACATACATTTATTTTTACTCATGGAAAAGACTCTGAGGATCTTAAGCATGGTCTTCCCCTTTTCTTAACTGAGAAAGCAGAAAATTTCCTTAACAAGTATATAGATCACCACAATTTAGGAGAGAATAAAAACATCTCAATAGTAAAAGGTGACCTACATACAGAGAGCATGCAGCAAGTTTACAAGTTTAGATATAGGAATGTATTGTCTATGTACGGCTCTTCTAAGTGGATAATGAATAACTTTGGTCCTGGTTATCCAGGAGTTTCGTTTGATTTAGTAGAAAAAGATACGGATTTAATATATTCGTTTTATATTCGCTTTAAATAAAATTAAGATGATTAAGATAGCAGATATAGATAAACTTATAAACCAGTTCTATTTAGACTCAGAGAAGGATGGGTTAGCAGTAAGACCTAATGTGGTACTGCTTACAGAGGATCAGTTTGAGGATCTATTAAAAGAAATGGGAGTAGAGGAAGAAGACGATGTTGTGATAGAAAGTATACTAGGATTAGATGTCGTCATAGCAAACGGGATAGAACATCCAAGAGTAATAAGATTATAAAAAAAGGGGCCCTATTAAGAGCCCCTTTTCTTTTGGTTGGTAAACTAAATAACTAAAAACTAAAACTAAATAAACTAAAACTATGATTACATCGCTTGTGGTCCTCCTGTAGCAGCTAAGAAAGCAAGAACTTCTTCTTTTACTTTCAGCTCTACTACGATTGGCTCACTTGTGATTTCAAATTTAGTGATTTTTACTGGAACTTTTTGCTTAGTTGCAGGATCAATTTTGTATTGATAGTCTACAGGGTTAAGTTTATCAGCGTTACCTTCTAAGACAACGGCTAAACCATTCTCTGTAGGGTAAGTCATAAGAACCTTGTGGATGTTAAAAGAGAAACCTTTCTTGATGATCAATTCCATCTCTTCACCGTTCTCTACTTTTTCTTTTTCTGTGTAATAGAATAACATATTTGTCTTTTTAATTACCAAACGATAGCAATGTCTCGATCACTTACCATGATCTTTTCTTCTCCTTCTACTTCAACTAACTCTGCTGATTGAAGGTACATGATGTTTACATAAACGAAGTCTCCTACTTTTACGTTGGTTACTTCTTCTCCGAGAGCGTATACTTCTAAACGCTTAAGGTTAGCCAACTCTTTCATGTTCAACTCTTCTTCCATCTCTGGTGTAAGTTGAATGAGTCTTTCTTCTCTCTTAGGACGGTTGAGTAATACTCGGTGTCCTTTTACTGTGATTGCCATATTGTTTTAATTTGTTTTTGCTTTGATTACATCTAGACCTGCTGCTATTAATAGTTCTAATCCTGTTCTATCTCTATAATCTTCTAGATATACAAATGTAGTGATTCCACTTTGAATAATCAACTTAGCACAATGCACACAGCATGCATGAGTACAGTACATAACGGCTCCTTCTGTACTGATAGGACTCTTGCATGCTTTAGTAATTGCATTGGATTCTGAGTGGAGTACGTATTCAAAGGTTGTATCATTCTCTTCACATACATTTGGAAACCCTGAAGGAGTTCCATTATACCCAAAAGAGATAATGTTTCCGTTCTTTACGATTAAAGATCCTACCTGGAGTCTCTTACAGTAAGATTCTTGAGCGATTCTTACAGCTAAATCTAAGTAAAGTTCAGACTTATCAGTCTTAGGCATGTTATATATGATAGGTATTTTATACATTATTGTTTATTAAAAATTGTTCAGGTGGTACAAATCTACAAAGTTCTCTTGGTATTCTGTAGAAATAATCTTCTCCAGATCTTTCTCTCGTATTAATATATAACCTCTCTAAGTACTCTTTTTTAAAAATCTTATCAGATCTTACAATTAGAGCTGCATATGTTTTACTGCTTATAATTATATAAAAGAACAAATGATCTTTACTAAATTTTTTCTTTCTATCTAAAAAAGAAACAGTAGAATATGGAAAACTATTCATATCAGTAAAAGCGGTATTTTTCATTTCTACTTCAAAGAAGTATCTTTTACCGTCTTTGTAGGCTACAATGTCTATGTTGTAATCTTCTTCCTCCTTTGGCTCAATTGTATAACCATGACTTTCTAAGAAGGAACATGTAAGTTTCCTTCCTAGAGCGTCATATCGGTCATATTGATCTTTTACAAATTTCAAAACTATCTTAAACTGAGTTCAAATCTAAAGATTTCTTTTGGAATATCTACAACTACGTCTTTAAAATTTATATCACGATGTAAAAGAGATTTATAATCTTTGGACATGTCATTAAACCTACCTTGCTTAAACAATTCAATGTCTCTATGATATAAAGAACTAGGTCTAAAGACATACATAACCATGTTATCTACTTCATAATAGTCGTAGAAAGAGTCAAATCCTGTAATTTTAGTTTCAAACATCTCAAAAGCATCTTTGTCTGTAGGCTTAAACAAAAAGAACAAACAGTTAGTGTACTTACTTTTATACCCGTAATCATCTATGTAAACATTAACTAACCCAAAGTTAGCAAGTAAACGAGCAGCATTAGCCCCTGATGTAAATATCATGGGGCTAAGAAACTTGGTGGTATTGTTTGTAGTATCTGAGTACACTTTACACAATTCTAAGTCCGTCATTCCAGTAGTCCTCCATTGTATATGCCCACATATCGTTTTCTGAGTGCCATTTTAAGCGTTGAATTGCTTGGTGGAACCCTTCATACTCCTTACCTAAGTAAGTGCCTCCCATCTTTCCTAAATCCATTAGCTTGTCTGACATCTCATAGATCAAAGGACTACCTGGATACTTCTGACTTTCTACGATAAATCTAAAGTTATGTATAGTCAAGTTCTCTCCGTAGATACTTAGGTCTGTCTGCTTAAGAGCTTCTGTGTAGAAAGCTGCTTGGAAATCATATCTGTGCTTAAGCAACATCTCTACCCAATAGTTTAAAGAAGTTGTGGTTGTTTTAAGGTCAATAGGATATAAGATGTTGTTCACTGTGTCAACTACCACTAAATCCAAAAGACCCTTACAAGCAATTCCTTCGTATTCAAACTGAAGAGACTGTTGGGTAAATACTTTAAACTGTGAATTCCCTACTACGTACTTAGAAGTAAAGGAACTCATCTTAAGAGTGTTGGCTACGTTCTGAATGGTTGCATACTGAATAGGACTTACTACTTTCTTTCCTTCTCCAGCAATCAAGTCATCATAATAGGCTTTACCCTCTTTCTCGAATCTCTCTCTCACCTTAGCAAGAGTATCACGCTTAAATCCTGCTAATTCGTAGGCTATGTTTTCTGCCATAGTATCATTACGATTAGCAAATAGATGCCATACAAAGTCTCCCATCTGTCCTGTAGGTCTTTCTACAGTACTAAAATAGAATTGCTCCATGAAAACATCCTCTCCTTGAGTTAATAATAAATCTACTCCGTCACCTATAACTGTTACTTCTGCTGGTTCATCCATGTCAGAATTAGGATCGTAGTTAATATAAAGATTAGGGTGTAAAAGTATTTTCTTTAGCCTACTCTGGCTTTGTGCTGTGTTGGATAAATAATCCTCGTCTAAAATCATTGCTTCGTAAATTTAATAGTTAGTGTAAACCATAAGAACCCTAAATGAATACTAAACCTCTCTCTAGAGTTAGTGCGACTAAAAGTTAATATGGGTAAAGGATAGAAGAACCAATAAGGATAATTCCTTTGGCCTTTGGTTAGTTTGGAAAAGTTACTTACTTGGATCTTCATGGGTCAAATCATTAAACTCAGGCTTCTCCCTTAAGATATAGGCAATAAACATAGCATTACATTGTATGTGTCCTATATGGTGGATAAGAGATTCTTTGTCGTGAGACTCTCCTGATAACAAACTAAAAGTATGTCTCAACATACTCTCTAATACTTCGCTAGCTGGCATTCCTTTCTTCCAATTATCTTTAGCGTATTTCTTAGCTCCGAACTCTAGTACTTCTACCATAGGTTCTAAAGACTTAAAATCTACTAAAGACCACTGAGCCTTACCTTTGTTGTAGCGTAGTGCTTGACTACCCTCATTATAGTCTTCCATAGCAGGAAAATCGTTAGCCATAGTTAACGTTTTAAAGCACCTGTAGTAGTTTTAGAAATAGGATAAGCAGGAACTACTGTAAGAACAACTCTTCCAAATTTCATAGGAAGAACATTAGTTACAATAGACATTACTTCATTACAGTTTACTATAGTTCCTAATTGGATAGTTTGACTGTACTCATCTCCATAGTAAGTGACCATGTTTTCTCCATAAGCGTAGGAGTGTGCGACATCAGGGGAGCCAACAGCTTCCACTTTGTCTGATTCTGTGCGGGGTTCTATAATATATAACATAATTTTTAGTCTAGTTCTGGTACTTCCACTCCCAGGATTTCTCTTGCAAATAAAATCACATCTTGTATAAACTTATGTACTTCGTCCTTCTTACCGTTAGATAACGATAGAGGAGTTTTAATAAACTGTCCTTGGAACATAGTCTCTTCGTAGAAGTACTTGTCTTTAAGGAATGTTACTACGTCCTCTTTGCTATATACTTCGCCTGTAAGCGACTCAAAGCCTGCTTTTACTATAGGTACTAGGGTACTATAGAAATAAGCTAACTGAGGGTTTGTTTTCTTAGAATCTATTCTAGTAATACAAACTTCTACATCTATACTCGGATCTTGTTTCATAAGTTCTTTAAAGTATGATTGCATTAACTCTTTATCTCCCTTAAGATAAACGTTACCATCTATATTAAGGGAGAGAGTTGCAGGTATGTAAACTCTATTTATCATTAGTTCTCTTTTCTATTTCTTCCAAAAGCAAAAATGCCAACTCTTCGTCTTCTTCTATCTGGTTACTTACGTTTCTCTTCTGCAAATATCCGTCTAAAATTTTAATAAAGTAAGCATTTTTTGCTTTTGCTTCGTTAATTGCTTTCCGTAAATCGTCATTAACAAACTCACGGATAAACTGATACTGTGTGTTAACTGCTCTAGCAAGAAGATAAGTTCTTCTTACTTCTTTTAATTGTTCATCTGTCATTACACTACTGCTATCATAGTTTATTTTTTCTTAAGAGATTTAATAATCATTCTAATCTGTTGACCTTCAAGTCTCAATTTATGAATTTTTTTATCTATGGTAACCAATCTTTGGTGTAAATACTCTGGGGTTAACTCTCTTAGTTTTAAAATTTCTTCTTGTTTCATAATTACTTTTTCCAAAATTTTTCTATGCAAGGATCTGCTTTGAGAGGAACTCTCTTACAAAACTTAGCACCTGCATCTACCATTGCTTTTTCTAATTGTGCAGCAGCCTGTTGCGCAATTTCCTCAGGTGTTTCTATTAATATCTCATCGTGTATTATATTGACTATCAATACTTTAAACAATAAGTTATTAGGTACTAGATACTTAGTCCAGAAATACACACAAGCTAACTTAGTAATCTCTGCGGATTCACCTTGGATAGGATAGTTCAAAGACATGCGTTCAATGTCTCCACGCTTTCTAAAGAATTGACTTACCTTTTCTTTCATCTCTCTAGCCGTAGGTGTGTTTGCATTCTTCATCTGCTTGTACCTGTCCCAGAAATCTTTGTTCATCTCGTTCTTAAGTTTAGAAAACTCATCGTAGTAATCTACGTAAGACTTTTTACCTGTTACGGGTGAGATAAGAACATAGCCATTCTCTACACCAAACTTCTTTGCTTCAGTAAAGTAAGCTGCTAATCCTGGGAAGGCTCTAAAGTATGCATCATAGATAGACTGACCTTGTTCTACATTTAGTCCTAGTTGATCTGCAATACCAATACCTGAGCCACCGTAGTTAATAGCAAAGCCTGCAACCTTAGCTGATTGACGCTTATCTTTGTGTTTCTTTTTGATGTCATTAAGATCCATACCATCTAACTCAGGATACATCTTGCTCGCAATAAAGCTGTGCATATCACCCAAGTCATTATCATAGAACTCTAAGAGGTTTTTATCTAGACACTTGTTAACTAATACAATTTGTTCTTGGCCTGTATAGTCACAACCTACTAGAGTGTTTCCTTCTGATGCTACAAAGCAAGATCGAGTTTCTTGGTCTGAGGGAATGTTCTGAAAGTTAAAGTTCTTTACGTCTCCTGATTTACCACCACTAGATAAGCGTCCTGTGTTCATCAACTGCTTAAACTGTGTGTGAATTCTTCCGCTTACTGGATTAATTTGATCTATCCAGTTCTGTCCGTAAGTCCCTATGTCTTTTTGAGCTCCTTTAAACTTTAAATAAGTCTCAATAATGGGGTATTTTGAGCTGTATTTTACTAGATGGTTAGCTTCAATGGTGTCTTTAGTCTTTCCTTTCTCTACTACTTTAGTGTTTACACCTAGTGCCTGAAAGAATTCTACTACCTGTGAAGGTGAGTTCCAATTCACATTAACCTTAGTCGAAGAAGAGAAGAGGTCAAGTTGAGAGTCGATAAACTTTTCCATCTTATTATCTAGGATGAATTGGTTTAACTGTGCTTCAGCTTCATCTGCTATGGCTTGTACTTTGTTTATCTTAGCTGTCCATTGCTCTACGTCTAGTTTCATTCCTGAATACTCGATGTAGGCTAGTACTAATACAAACTTATTGTCCAAATCAATGGACACTGAGGTACCATCTGCTAGCTGTAAGAATTCTTGTTTGTCCTTTAATTCGTGTAGATACTTTACGTCATACGCAGAGTACTTTACGAAACCTTCAGTAAGTCTACCTGTAATATTTAGTCGCTCTTCTTTGCTTAGTATGATTCCACAATGACGTAGTACACAAGCAGCAAGTGAGCATCTATGGCTTTCTATACCTAGGCGAGATGTTTTTTCTCCTAAGAAGGTATCGTATACCTTTGTTGGAATTACCCTATAATGATAAAGGAATCTTAGGTCAAACTTTAAGTTATGACCAATAAGACCCTTAGTCTCTAATAACTCTTTGTATTCGTTGATGTCAATCGTAGTTAAGTCTATTACGTATTGAACATCGTTATCTCCTAACTGAAGAGTATACAGTTTAGTAGTGTAAGGATCGAAACCTGAGGTCTCTGTGTCCAAACCTATCCACTCTAACTTGTTTAAGTATTCGAGGGACTCTTGTACTGTAGTAAGGGTAATGTCGGGTAAGGAGATATCTTGTTTGGTAACTAGATATATCATTTTAAAATGGGTCCTACTATCTTGTTATAATCATTTAAAGCCTGTTTAAGCTTTTCATACTTCTGTTCTTGTGAGTAGTTGCCTTGTTCAATATCGGTAAGGCAGGTTCTGTACACATCGTAGATAAGCTTTCTATCGTGGTTACTTAACTTAAGAATCTTATTCGAAAGTTGTAGCATGTCTTCTGTGGTATCTTCTCCCCATATCTTGTTTAGGGATTTACCTAAGTTCCATACGTGATGAGGGGTATAAAGATTGCACTTAGGGCAAGCTGGCAATAAGTTAGTTAAGTGATAACGAGTAGATACTTTAGTTCTACCTACAAAGTGAGCACATTGAAGTCCTTTAGGATCTAGAGTAATTTCACAAGCATGGCACTTATTGATGTGTGCACCTCTTACTAACCATGATGTTATTTGATCTAACTTGGTTTGAGTAATAGTTTCTTGTTTGATCTTACGTTTGATTTCTTTGCGGACTTTTTGCTTAGCTTTCTTTTCTTTTACTACACATCCTGCACAAAGTCTTTTAGTCTTGTTGGCGATAGCTTTTACTTTACCGCACTCAGAGCAAGGCTTCTGCAAGTCTCTTTCTTCGGGATTTCCTTTTACAGGAACTTTCTTGATTGTTCTCTTTAACATGGTGTACAAATATAACTAAAAGAAAAGGGGATCTGTTGACCCCCTAATCTTTTTTGGCATGCAAGAGAATTACAAAGTTAATCTAGCTTCGTGTAAAGGAGTGTAGGTTTCAGAAATTAATTCTAAGCCTCTGTTGTTGATGTTGTAAGCTGTTCCGTGGATCAAAGACTCACGCTTATGCTCTATACTCTTGTGTCCCATCATATAGTTAGTGAAACGAGTAGTAGCATTAAACAAAGCATAAGCTGTATTACCATGAGTGTTATACTCAGTAGCAATAGCTTGTTTGAAATCTAAGATACGATTCTTAGTACGAGAAGCTTCCCCATCACCTCCGATAATACCTAAGATAAAATCGTCTGTAACTACTTCAGGAATGTTAATTTTACTCAATTCGATTAACTTCTCAACAAATTGCTCCTCTTGAGTAAGAGAGTTTTGTAGTTGAGAGATGATAATAGCTAATCTTCCGTGAGAGTTCTTAGTGTGTCTTACCCTCTGAGACTCTCTTAGAGCCATGTAAAACGTGTTAGCACATACAACTGTCACATTGGTTGCTCCGAAGCCAATAGGAGCACTACCATCGTGTGAAGTAAGGGCTGTAAGAAACCTCTTATTGTCAGATCCACCGATAGTAACATCAGTTAGAGGGAATTGATAGTATACTTTCTGGCCGTCTCCTAAGAAACCACCTCTTTCTCCTGAGATATTAACCCTAGCAGCAGCTTCTAAAAGCATGTCTAAGATTTCTTCATTCTGTGTAGGAACATATTTAGATCCTACGATACCTAAACACTTGTTAGTATCTCCTCTGAAGATACCAAAAGCAGGAGTAGGTTCTCCGTTAGGACCTACTAGTTCACGTTTGTCTACTGTCCAGTTAGTCCTGGAGGTTTCTAATAATTGTTGTTTGTTCATAAGGCTGGTCTTTTAAATGTTTCAATAAAGTTTTGTAGTTCTTCTAGTTCTTTAATTCTACCTTGTACTTCACAATATTCGTACTCGGTGCTTTGTTCCATTAGTTTGGTTTGTTTTACTCTTTCAGTAAAGTGTTCTATTAATTTAGATTTAAATTCTAAATGACTTAATGTCTCGAAATCTTGCCAATTCATATTTTTTATTTTAAGTTTTGTAGCCAGTCTATATCATCACGATTACTGGCCATTAATATTTCGTTTATTCTTTTAAAGTGGTTACATTCCCACTTACCTCCAGCGTATAGAGCAGCTGCAGGATGAGATGCTACTAATACGTGATGAAATTTATCATCAATCAGGTGAGCAAACTTTAAAGCGTCTTTACCCCAGAAACAAAAAATAAGTCCTGTGGTGCTTTCGTTTAAAGTTTTGAATACAGCTTCTGTAAATTGAGTCCAATGAGCTAGGTGAGAACCTGACTTACCTTCTTCGATAGTTAAAGCTGCGTTAATTAAGAGAACTCCTTGCTTAGCCCATGCTTCTAGGTCCATGTCAATAGGAAATGATAGTTCGTCTGGATAAATATCTTCTTTAATCTTGTTATACATAACCCTTAAAGAAGGAGGAACTTGATCTTTATTTCTAGGACTGAAAGCTAAGCCATGTGCTGTAGGTTCTCCTTTGTATCTACCTGGATACGGATCCATACCTAAGATAACCACTCTTACTTTCTGAAAAGGGGTTAAATTAAAAGCCTTGAAGACTTCATCTTTGTAAGGAAGAATAGACTTAGTTTGTCTTTCCTTAGCAATGAAGCCCCCAAGGCTCTTAAAATATGGACTTTCTATTGTATCTCTTAGGTGTAAATACCAATCATCTGGAATATTTACTAATTTTTTCATTAATCTCTTTTCTACGTTTACGTCTTCTGCTACTATCTAAAGTTTCTACAATAACATTAGCTCTAATCTCTGTATTCATCATACCAGGAAAAACATCATCTACCATGTTAAGGATTTGATTATATCTTACCTTATAGCTGTTCATTACATCGTAGAAGTCAGTATGCTGCCTAATCGAATGAATGATTGTAGAGTGATCTTTGCCTAGTAAGTTACCTACTTTGGTATATGTGTAGTGAAATTGAATAAGTAAAACAGCAGCAAACTGAAATCTAGCTTCTACATACTCTCTCTTTCTGCTTAGTTTAACAAACTCTTCTACACTGATTCTATTGACGTTACAAACTATCTTTATAATAGTCTGCTCAAAGTCTGTAAACTTAGCTAGATTTACTTTAACCATCTGAGCTTTTTCTTGTGCTAGTTTTTTCTTTCTTGCATACTCTTCAGGATCGATTATATTAATCCTTCTTTGATAGAACTCTTTGTTTTTAGATTTTAAATTTACTGTATTCAATAGACTCTCTTGCATAAGAGGTTCTATTTTGAGTTTTGTGAACACAATTTCTAAAGCTTCTTTTACAATATCTTTAACTCTTGGCATAATTTTATTAATTTATCTTTTCCGTGTTCTTTATAAATGTCACTAATGTCCTTACCTAGACTTGCATGATGGTATAATACAGGTATGTCGTACATCTCAGATATTTTCTGTGAGCCTTCTATACCTGCTCTATCTGCATCAAACCACACATATATGTTATCGAATCTTGCTCTAAGCAATTCATAGGCATTTTCCGATATAGGTGTAGTTTCGCTTCTTACTGCAACTGCATTAACTCCAATAGAGTGTAAGGTCATAACATCTTTAGTACCTTTAGTAATGACTAGGATACTTCCTTTGTGAGGGAGTTGTGTGTATCCTTCTAGCATGCCTCCGAAGAAATTAGTTCTAAACTTTACTCTCTTTTCTGCAAAAGGACGGTATAATTTAAACTTATCTTTCTCTTTGTAGCGATAGCAAGGATCAAAGTCATTGTTAATGTACCAGATGTTATCAGCTATCCAAGCTTTGTCTACTCTTCTTATGTCAAAAAACTTAAGGATACTTGGAGTTACTCCGAACTGTGCCCAATACTCTAAGTCTTTTTGTGTAAAACGAGTAAGTTTAACTTTAATAGATGCTGGCTTTACCTCTGCTGGTTTAACTGTTTTAAGACTGTCGACTTCTATTTTAAGACCTAACCTGTCTTCTAGGCTAAAGTTCTTAAGTTGGAAGTCAGACTCAATCTTATAGAGAATGTCTGGATACTCGTAACCAGTTCTCATTTGAGCTATGTCTATACAGTTGTAGTGGATTTTCTCAGTAGCGTAATCTATAAAATAAAGATTACCACCTTGACTCCACTTAAAGAAGCATGTTGCATGCTTATCAGATCTGAAAGGATTCTTGTACTTGTTTCTAAAGTTAATCTTTTCTCCGAAGTAAAACTCCATGAGTTGTTCTTGACCTAATAACTTGTACAAAGTTTGTACGTTAGGTCTAATTTCTATACTTGTCAGATCCATAAGAAAGGTTTTTAAAAGAAAAAGGGGCTACAAATGTAACCCCTTTTCTTAAAAATGAAACAGTTAGTTAAAATTAAAACAAGCTATCTACGTCATCACTAACAGGAGCAGTAGCTACATCGCTTTTTTCCCATGACATCATATCACTAGCAAAAGGACTTTCTACTTCGTTAGCAGCAGGTGCATTGTTTTCGGTGTATTCTTTGAAGTCAAAGTTTCCGTAGAAACTCTTAAATCCATACTCACCAGTAACTTGTTTAGCTACGTAATCAGTGATTTTACTGTTTACGTTTACAAATACTTTAGTACATACATCTTGGTACTTGTCGTCTTTGATTCCTAAGAGAACTTTAACACCCATGTTGGCTTTGTTAAAGTGTGCAAAGAAATCTACCAACTCATTACCTTTACCTTTTGCAATAGAATTCCAAGAATCCAATACAAATGGCTTCTCTTTAGGAGAGATATTACCATAAGCCTTCAATAAAGAGTATACAGTTTCTTCACCACCTTTAGCTTCACGAACACTCTTAAGGTCCATTCTACGAGAAGGATCCAAAGATGCTTGTGCTTCACTCAAAGCAGCCAAGTTCTCAGCCCAAGAAGTTCTAGTAAAGTTGTCAATGAATTGTTTCTTACCTGCTTGAGAGGTACGAGTATCATTGTTTACCCACAAAGAAAACTTACCACGTAAGTCTGTTTTAAAATCAGGATGGTTTACATACCAGAAGTCTAAACGCATTCCGTTTTCACCGTCATAGTTAGGCTCTTTTACTTTGTCTTCGTCAATACCTAGTAAAGCAGCAAGTGCTTTACTGTTAGGGTTAACAGCTACAATTTGAATAGGAGCAAATCCTGTGTACATCTTTTTGCCTGATGAAGGCTCTCTGGTTTCTAATTCGTCAAATTTCATAATAATTTTTTTTTGTTTTTTATTTTGTTTTGGTTACTTCTTCTGTGTAATAGGAGTCAATAGACTGACATACTAAGTTAAGGTCATTAGGGATTAAAGTTTCTGAGAACATATCCATTGGGCTCTTAGCAGGATAGTTGCGGAAACGGTTAGTCACAAAATGATAAGTTGCATTCTCGTCTTTATCTTCACCTACGTGAGTATAAAGTGCGATTGTAAACAATCCTTCGAGAACAATCTGGTTGTCTAACGCTTTACCGATAGTCTTAATCTTCTGACCTACGATATGTCCATCATCCTCAATTGTTTCGCTGTGAGTGATGTAGAATACTTTAAGGTCATTACGAAGCTTACGAGCAGTAGTAAGCATGTTAGTTACGTCTTTAGCCAAGTTAACAAACTTACCAAAGCCTACTTCGTTAGCTTTCTTCATCATAAGAAATGACATAGAGTAGATAGCATCATCCATTACGATAGTCTTAATGTGTAATGCTTTCTCGCTAATCTGTTGTAACAAGGTAGTGATTTGGTTGATGTCGTCTACTTCCATGTAATTCTTAGATTCTAGGTTGTAGAGTTTCTCAGCTCCTTTGAAAGGCAATTCTTTCCGTGCTACGTTAATAATAAAGGTTTCTTTTGGGTCTAGAGTCCTGATAGAGGTAGATTTACCTGTACCTGAAGGACCTACAATTGCGATTAGTTTTGATGACATATTTTTTATTTTACTTTGTTTTCTTCTATGTTGTCTACAATATCACCTAGTGTATCCCAACCAAAGTTGGCTACAAAGTGTACTGCTGCGTGGAAACAATTCATAATACTTTTCTCAGGGTTTTCTAACAGTTCTTCTCTCATAGCTTCGTTGTTAAAAAGCTCTTCTGACATCCATACAATGTATTCGTTTTCTTGTTCTTCTGTCCAGGTATGTTTATCATACCATTCATCTTCTTGAAAGTCTATAGTGTTGTAATCTACGTTGATTACTTCACACATCTTCCGTATGAGTTGTACTAAATAAGGGTTCTTTTCTTCTTCGATCATTTTTAATGTTTTGCTTTTCTTAAAAAATTCTCATAGTGATTAGCTGTAGGGCTATTCATCTCTTGGGGTCTAGGTAACTCTTCAAATTCTCCGTTAGCTCCATTAAAGTATAGACCGATGCTTGAGTTTTCTAAGCCAAAGTATCTATCTTTTAGGAATTTAAGGGATCTGTAGTGGTTACCGAGTAATGATACATCATAGCCATTGTGTGTGCCTATGTTGTATCTAGCAGGACTAAACAAACCTATTACTACTTCGTAGTCTTGGTGTACACCCTTATTGATGTGAAGCTCCTCCATTGAGGGTTCTAGCTTCTCTTCCATAAGTTGACCTTTGTAAGTGTAAGTTTGCTTTTCTGAAGCTGGTGTTTGTTGGTGGACGATTACATTAACCATCTTAAAACGCTTAGAAAATATATCAAGAACATAATCCTTAATCATAAAGTCAAACGTTTGATAAGACGATAACTTCATCTTAGTGTCAGGAGCTAGCTCATTAGATAAAAGACTAATATGATCTAATACAAAGAACACCCACAAGTCATCTGACTTATAAGTATAACCTGTTATTATACGCTTACCTTCTTCTATTTCTTTGTAGGTGTATTCTCCTATCTCAGGATTTTCGAAGTACGCTTTTACGTACTTAGCCATACCTGTGGGATTTCTGATATAGTCAACTACCTCTACTGATCTTTCTAGTGTGTTAATGAACTTCTCTCCTTGCTTTACCTTTTCTAATAGTTCGCTACTTAAAGTATAATTACCTACTGATTTAAGTTGAGATACACTGATTGTAATACGGTGTTTCTCATACATATACATAGATAGAAATGATAACCAAAAGTCTGTAGCACTTTCCTCTAAGGCAAAATAGAAGATTTTAGGAACTATGTTTGTGTTCTGTGTCTTCTTCATGATGTTAAGAATAGTCATGTATTTAGCAAACTTTGACTTACCTACACCTGAAGCAGCAGTTAAACAAGTAATAGAACCTTTAGTAAATCCTCCATAATGTTCTGATAAACGAGGAAATGGAGGAGGGATAGCTGTTAAGCCACCTGTCTCTTTAATAATCTTGTTACCCTCAATCTGACTTATTAACTTTTCAAAGTTCATAATTAGAGGATTTGATGACTATTGTAAGCAGGTCCTGTACCATTTTTGAGTTCTTCACACCACTTAGCTAAGTCGCTTTGATCTACTCCGTCTACTTTCTTAAAGATAAAGTAACCACATTCTCTGATGAATTTAATACTTCCTTGCTGCTTAAGCGTACTAATATACAGATCGGTGGCTTGTGAGATCTCTTCGAGAGTGTAATCATACTCAGATAAAAACTTAATCAACCTTTTAACTACACTAGACTTATCAGTTGTTTTACCTGATACTCCTAGATTCTTAGCACTGAACTTAGAAATAAAATCAGCTAACCATGTAGGAGGGATACTTAAGTCTCTGTTAGGAGCAGTGTTTATGTGTGTAGTCTTTAATTTCTCAAGAGCAGATAACTCACCAACAGACTCAGTTACATCAAGATCTTGTAGTGCTTTAGGAGTCCAACTGTAAGTTGTTCCATTAAACAGAAGTTTCTCTTCGTAAATCCATCTGTCTATCATCTTTTCCTGTTTGGCTAGTGCCCATAGTACTTCGTAGAATGTCTTTTTCATCTGTTTCTTTTATTAAATTAAAGTTTACACCTGCAAATATTTCCTTCGAATTAATCTTAGGCGGGTCTACAAAGATAAGCGAATCTTCCTCTTTTTCCAAGTCAATTTGGTCTTCCAACCACATTTTTTTCATAAAAAGAAAGCCTGGATGTGACTCCAGGCTATCTCCATAGTGTTCTATTTCTGTCATTTACATGTCTGCTATTTCTTGGAAATCAATTTTTCTTTCCACACACTCTTTAATCTTAGATTCTACGTAATCTTGGTCTTCTGCAACTACGTTAAATACGCTTTCACAAGCATGACAACAAGTGTGTAGTAAAAGATCGTTAGTAATTACTAAGCCACTTTCATCATAACAATGAGGGCAGATGTCATCCATAATCATTTCATCCAGCAAATCCTGACTTATTTCTTTAATTGTAGGGAAGAAAACAGAATAAGACTTAAGTTCCTCTCTGATTTTTGGATCTGTGTATTCAGGATAGCATTCCATAATCCACTCATTGTACGTTTCATACTCTTTGTCTTTTTCTAGTTCTGCTTCATCTATCATTTCAGAAGGCATTTCTCTGCTCCAATAAGTGGATTGTTTACCTACTTTAGATCCAGTAGAAGCTGATGGCTCAAAAGGATCTATAATTTTAGGTTTAGATTCTACCCAATCTCCAGCTACTGCATCATAGTACCAATCATTGTCATCAGCATCAAACATATGAATTTGACGACCACCATAACCAAGAGGAATAGATGTAGATTTAACTTTAGATCCTCCGTATGGAAGTTCTGACCTAGAGTATATAGGAAATGTAAGAGGAATGTTCCTTTCAGCAAGCATAGTAAGCATTTCATAAGCAAAGCTAAAAGCGTTGATAAGAAGACCTACACTAGCTATCTCGGTATCTGAGTGCTCGTTAAAGTAACCACATGATAAGTTATGTGAAGAAACTTTAAGTCCTCTTTTACGTAGACCACCGACATCAGTTGCTGTACCTGAGTTAAGAGTGTAACCATACTTCTCCATCAAAGGTTGGATTAGTTCATAATGATCGTGACTAAAAGTCTGAACTCCATTAGTAAACTTAATAAAGTCATTAGTGTAAGACCTACGATCCAGCTGAGTAACTACTAGTGAGTTGTCAAAGAAAGACATATCACAGCAATTAGTACCTACAATTCCTCGTTCCTCGCCATAAGGTAAGAAAACCTTACATACAGGCATCATCTTAAGCATTTGGATAGCAAAGCATACACCTACTGAATCATCGAGACCTAAGCCACATTGTTCACCTGTTGCATCATCAAAGCCAAAAATCCACTGATCTGTTTTAAAGATACGCATACCTACATGGTAATCTTGAGCTGTGTCATAATGACCTACAATAGTAGGGTAGAACTCAGCTTCTCCTTTAGTGCAATAGATATTCCCTCCCTTTTCTACTACTGTTACACCTTCTATCTTAGAAATCAATTCTACAAGCCAATCTTTCTTTAGTCTTTCCATTTCTGGTTGATAAGTAGGGCTTTGTTGATACATGATATCAAACAATAGATCAAAATCTACGGGGAAATCTCCTTTAATAGTGTGGTCTATACTTTCTAGTCGGTTAACGTAACTGCTAACATAAGATTTTGTCATTTTTGTTTTGTTTTAGTTTGTTTTTTAAATAAGGAATTGTTGTTCATCTTGTAGATCTTCCTCCATTTCTTCTGGTTCTAATTCTACTTCTTCTTCGACTGTTTCGTTAATCTGTGCTAGTGATGAAGATACTGAAGATACTGAAGATAATGAAGATCCATGTATATTTATACCTGAACCAGTAGAATTAAGATAAGTTAAAACTGGAATATGATTATATGTACCAGTTGTTCCAGAACTACTTGTAATGAATGTATAACTAGTTTCTGTTTGAGCAATTGTTTCTCCTAGAGCACGTGCTTGTGCTATCATTCTTATAGTTTCTTCTTGTGCTCTTCTGTCAGCTTCCTGAGAGTCGTAAGCGTCTTCAGGGATATTTGGATCGTTCTTGTGATAGAAACCATTTCCGTCAGTAAAGTAAAAGTCTTCATCTAGAATAAAGTATCCGAAACCATTTTCATACTCTCTGAGTTGTTCGTCATTTATATGAGCATACTCTCCATTATTTAGTCTAAGAGATCTACATGTAAGAATCGTTTCTACATTATAGGTTTCTACTGTGTCATCTTCTATAGTAACATAAGAATCGTCTGCTTCACAATAAATATAACAACTACTGCAAGCATAAGAATCTGAATGATCACCTGCAGTAATATAAGTTGAGTCGTCTTCGTTTATCTCATCTCCACAGATGCAACATTCTAGTCTTTCACTAGAGTTGTAGCGACTAAAACAACCTCCAGTAGATCTAAACTGCCAATATTCATCCCTAAGATGTTGGTTTGTCAGAAGCATTCTATGAGGGTCGTAGTTACAAAGAGTGTCTACATAAGGAAACTGATTAATACCTGTTAAGTCAATGTTTAAGGAGAAATTCCTATTTGATTGAAATAAAGTTTCATAACCAGCTCCTATTAGTGTGTTCTTAAGCAAGTTATGAGTCTCGTCATTTGAATAATAGATACGGTCAAACATAAACTTACCTTCGATATTCCACATAATAGAACGAGCAGCAATCTTATTTGATCTTTTAAGTACAGCCATCTTTACTTTCTCTGGGTACTTAGTGTAGATTTGAAAATAATTCCTACAGTTTTGGTAACGCATACAAGAATTACCTAAGGTACCTGAGTGTTGATAGTAATTATTTTCGTGATAAGCGTCTTTAATATCTTCTCCCTCGATAATCTGAAAGTCATACAAAGGATTGGAAACAGTAATCAAAGAGGCATATGCTTCTGCAAATGCAGTAACCTCTCTATCTGAATACTTGTCTGCAAATAACCTACGTACAATCTTACCTATGGAAGTGTGATAACGCTTCTTAAAGTTCCATACTTCTTTAACAGTCATTGAAGTGTTCTCAAATTCTACTGCTAAGAGTCTTTCCCAGTTATTTGAATTTAAAATAACACCATTAGTAGTTAACGTAAACGCATCTGCTCCTCTAGTTCTTGAGTTTTGAATACGTAATGTTCCTGCTTCGTGTGAAAGATAAGTCTGTTTAAAACTAAAAGAATAAGTTTTAGTTGGAGAATCGTCCCAGAATTCTTGAATAAAGTATACGTCAGCGTCTTCTGTACGTTCAATAGGATAAAATCTATCGCCTAGATGTCTTGCAGTCAACTTTAAGGTAAATACCATCATCATATCTTGTGCTGTAGAATCATCTGGAGTCTGTTCTCTGCTTCTACGTCTACTTCTCTGTACATAGAATTTAGCAACAGTTCCAGGACGAATCATCTCCATTGTAGTTTCTTGTCCTGCAAGTCTTTCTTCACGGTCTTTATCTAGATAAGAAATCTTAGTATAGTCCGCTTGAGATAAACCTAGATAGTTACAATACTTACCTTCTAAAGGAACATACTTAAGGTTTAGAATGTCTTCAGCTACTGCTTTTGCTTGTTCGCTACAGTTACTAGCAATTAATCTAGTTAAGCGAGTCTTTAGGTCTTTGTGTAATACAAATTTGTCTCTTGCTATCCTTACTCGTCTTTTAGGTAAGCTACCAAGTGAGTGAGCAGATACTTGTAAGGTATTTGCTGTTTCCATAAACTCCATTGAAAATGGATCATCGGGGATTAGAGCTGCAATTAGCTCCTGTGGTTCTTGTGGTTGTGAATTAGGCATATTTTAGTTGGTTTAGTTTAAAACAAAAAAGCACCCCTAGAGGTGCTTTCATTAAATTTTCTTCTTAATTTAAAGTTGTTCTGGTGTTTTTTCGCTGTCTTTTTTGTAACGATGAGCTAGCAGTAAGTTTTTTTCTCCTAAAGCTTTTTTAAATTCTCTGTCTCTTTCTTTCTCTGAGTAGAACTTGTAGTCTTCGTTCTTTTTCATTGTCTTTACAATCAGATGGAATTCTATGACTGTACCTTCTTCGCTTAACGTATACTCCATTATTCAAAGATAGCACATAAATCTACTACAATCCCTATTAACAGGGAGAATACGGAGACAAAGAGAAGAGAGAATGCGAAGAACTCGTTACTACTCATACAGTTAGTGTTCTTAAGCTTTCTTCCAATATTTTTACATGCTTTTCTCATTGATGTGCTGTTTTACTTCTTTCCAAAATAAAACTGCATTATGTACAGTTTTGTTGTTTAGATAATTATCCATGTCTCTGTACTCAGCAATGATCTTATCTAGGGTATAATTAGCAATCTGCTTAAATCGGTAGTGGTCCATTTGAAAACCTAAAGTCTTCTTGATTTCCACTTCCATAGCTTCTGCCTGTTGTTTGGGACTCATGTTACAAATATAAGTTAGTTAAAGCTTTTCTGCCTTCTCTTCGAATCTATATTTTAACTCTTCTTTAAAAACCTCTTTGTAAAAATCAGAGAGTTGATATTGAGTCTTTAGTATAGCTTCTATGTGATCGAAGTCTAAGTCTTTAATAGGTTTGTAGACTAAGGGTTGTCTTCCGTCTATACCTCTAGTACCCCAATGAACAGCAGATCTCCTAGTTAAATGTGAGCCATCGTCATAGACGCTTAACTCTTCGTAAGTTCCTATATGTCTTCTAAGATAATCTGTTCCTCCATCTACCATAAGAACTTCTTTAGTAATAGTATCCTTGTAAGTCACATAATCATGACGATTATAAGAAGTAAGGATAGTACCATCTGGTGTTTTAATCCTGTTTAAAAGGATCTTGTTTTCCGTAGTCATAAGTTAGTATATAAGCTGGTTTAATTGTTGTTGTGATGCTTCCGTTGATGTCAACTGTTTCACTCCTACACTCATAGGTTTTGAACTTGTAACCTGCTTTAGTAAAGAAGTTAAGCGAAGTTAAGTTATTCGCTTTAACTCTTGTAATTACAGTTACAAATTCTTTTGTCTCTTCATAGATAGATTTAATAACATAATCTATGAGAAAACTTGCATAACCTTGTCTTTGATACTTTTCTGCTACATGAATAAAGTTAATACGATAGCATTCTTTCTTCTTTCTCATTAACATTACAGCTACTATATCTAGTCCGTCTTGGATAGCGTGTACTGTTAAATTAGGGTCGTTAAACGACTTTTCCGTAAATTGTACTTCAAAATGATCTGAAATAAACTGAAAATATTTAGGATCTTTTCTGTTGTAATAAGAAATTTGAGTTAGCATAGATAGTTTTAGTTTCGTGTTTATAGATAGCTCTTTTGTAGAGCTCCCTAAAAGCAAATCTATTAAGACCTAAACGATTTCCTGCTCTTTCATAGCTGTACCCTAGTTCATCTCTTAAGATAAGGGCAGCATATTGTCTAGGAGTAAAACCTTTTAGGTCTAGTTTGAGAGGGGTGCTTTGATCGGGGGATGACATAAGTAGTTTTCTAAAATAAAGTCAGTATTCTCTAAGTGTGAATGTAGTGATTGATCTTTTGATAGTGACTCATAAAAGCTATCTGTTTTTAGATGCTTTAATCTGGGTAACTCATAAAAATCTCTTTCTATTTGCTCTTTAGCCTGTTCGATATGATTTAAGTAGAGGTGAGTATCGCCTAAGTTACCTATTAATTCATCAGGAACCATATTTACCTCTTTAGCAAGGATAGTTAAGAGAAGAGCATAGGAGGCGATGTTGAAGGGAAGGCCGAGGAAAGTATCTACTGAACGTTGATTCCACATTAAAGAGATTGCTCTGGTTGGTATGTTAGCTTGAGTTAAAGCCACATCGATAGTATTTTCTATTGCATCTCCCAAGTTTAATTTTATAAACGGTACTTCTATTTTATTTTCAAATTTAGAGTTATAATTTTCTACTCTTTCTGCTCTACTCAACTCTCTTGTATAAACTTGAAATCCATAATGACAAGGTGGAAGAACCATATCTTCAAGAGCATCTACATTCCAAGCACTAACCATTAATCTTCTAGAGTCTGGATTGTGTTTAAGATTATAGATTAGACTTTTAATCTGGTCAATTGAACCTCCTGCTAAGTCTGTTGAAGGCCATCTTCTCCACTGAGCACCATAAATAGGACCTAACTCACCGTATCTAGCAGCAAAGTCAGAATTAGTCTTGATTTGTTCTGCAAACGCTTCTATAGTGTAAGCATGATTATCGTCTGGTCTTGCTTCACGGTAAGATTTATAAGCGTCTCCTGTCCAAATATTACATCCGTTGTCTAAAAGGTATTTAATGTTAGTGTCACCCTTTAAAAACCACAGTAACTCAGTTACTATTGTCTTCCAAGGCATCTTCTTAGTGGTTAAGAGAGGAAATCCATCACTCATCCTGTGTCTGATGGTGTAGCCAAAGATTGACTTAGTACCTGTTCCTGTTCTATCTGACTTCTCTACTCCGTAATCTAAGATAGATTGAAGTAAGATCTGGTATTGTTTGTCTATGCTGTTCATCCGTTAAAGTCTGAGTATTTAAGTCCCCACTGTAAGTTAAACCAAGTCATTTCGTTTTCAGCTCGTTTCTTAGTGAATTTTAACTCTTTTCTTAAGTAAGCAATGCTCCACTGTTTCCACTCTTCTGCTTGTGCAGTAGTCATAGTCCACTGAGTATACCAATCGTCTGTTCTATCTTTAATGTCTTCGTACGTAACTTGATGACCAGCAATAACAAACATCTGATTAAGGATATCTATCATTGCTTTTCTTCTTTTTTCGTCTCTTGTTATTCGTTTTGCCATAATTCGTAAATGCTATTTGTTGTTGCAAACTTAATGTAGTTTTCTTTCTGTTCCAAAATCTCTGTAACAGTAGTAGTCAGCCAGGTATAAGACATTCTTTGAGGATCTAGGATAAGCGACCTACCTACTGCAGGTTCATCATGTAGTTCTTTAAATTTACCATCTTCAGACCACTCAATCCATCCAGCTTTGTGACCTACGTTAGATAAGCCATCTCTTTCCCTGACTAACTTGTATCTGAAGAGATCCTCTACGTTTAAGTTTATTTTAACTTGTTCTATTTTGGTCATTTTGTATTTGTATTAGTTCTTGTTTTATCTCTTGGTACATTTCTATTACTTTTCTGTTTTGCCAAGCATGATGCTCTAATGCTTCTATAATCTTGTCTACAGAAATCAAGGAGCAAGTAATCGCTTCATTGTACCTCTTCTCACAACTCAATAGTCCTTCTTTATGGGACCCATTGTTAGGCAACTGATAATAAAAGTCATTAATCAGCTGCCTAGCTGGTGTTGGATTAATAATATCTTCTAGCATAACTTACCTCCAGTCGATTTTGGTATAACTAGCTGCACCTGTATCCATGATACGATCCCATCTATACCAATTATACTGACTATTCTCATCCCATATTTTGTCTTTTACAAACTCCTCATGATAGTCTTGTAGGTTTTTTCTAATCCTATTAAACTTCTCTACATAGGCTATTGCAAGTTGTTCATCGTGTGTAACAAACACAAGGTTCTCATAGTAAGTGTCGTAACTTCCTGTGGGATAACTAACTAAGTACATTATTTGATTTTGCATGATTTACATTGGTCCGTCACCTCACCCTTGACTAGTCTACACCATCCTTCTATACCTTCTTGATGCTGATAGAAAGGACAAGACTTAATCCAGTAAGGGAATAACTCTTTTTGCTGTGCGTTTTTCTTAAAGTCTGGAACATAGCAGTAAGGAGTATTCTTAGGGATTCTCTTCTTTAGTTTTCTAGGAATTCTCATCTGTATCTTTATTTGTTATGTTACGGCTTACACCAGTATAAATCATAGAATATGTAAATGAAATAAGTATTATTGCCGCAATTCCTAGTAAAACATAAAAACTCTTATGTATTCCTATAACTAACAAAATTAGTAGTACTAGTATTAATATTGAAATTAAGTGTGTTTTCATTGTCCACTTCCTTGTATTTTATCACGCATCCATTTTGCGCCATAAATTCTACCAAATTTTTCTGCACCTGTTGGTTCACACAAAGATTGCATTTCAGCCCATTTTTCTATCTCCTCATCACTTAGTAGTTCAATAGGGGTTAAAAGTGATACAAATGAATCGGCTTGATCTTCGTCTGCTAAATGTATTTTTAACAAACTTAAAATTTCTTCTTCTGTGTATAGTTTCATGATTTGTTTATTGTTGCTCATTTGTTACCTCCTTTGATTTCAGTTAGTTTTTCTTCTATGCATTGTTTTTGATACTCAAGATGCAGTATTTCTGAGTGTTTTTTGATTACTAAATACGCATTGTCTAATAATTCTTTTTCTTGTTCTGTTCGCCATCCTGTTTTCACAATGCAAAGTGCATCAATTAGCGATAGATTTTTATAGTTACTCATTGTTCCCTCCTTGTTCTACATAAATGTGTTTCAATGTTTTACCACTCTCAGTAATAATGTAATAATGAGTGTTTGATACAATTGGCATTTCTACTTGCTCGGAGTAAATCATACCGATAACTTCAGGGTCAAGAAGTGTTGGGTTGTTTGTTTTAGTGTGAAAATTCCATTCAGCAATAAAGCTTTCTTCATTGTTTTCTCTCATGACGATTCTAAAATTGTCGCCAATCCATTGATTTGTTTCTTCGGAGTTACTTCTCCATGTTCTTAGTGTGTACATATGTTTGTTTGTTTATTTGTGTGTATCTAAATTTACGAACTTTCTTTTTAAAAGCCAAATTAAAGTTGAATAATTTTTTTCTTTGTTCCGTCATCATATAGGTAGATCATAAGTTCATCTTTGCGGATATATTGAACAGGTCTACCCATCATATCATAGATTCCAATGAGTTTAGGCTCTGGTTTTTTGACTTCAGATGTGGTAAGTGTTACACATGGGTCAATAGTAAATCTTATCAAAATGTTAGTATCATCGCCATGACAGTAATGAGACCATGTTAACACCAATAAGTATCTACCCGGTTTTCTGAATTTATAATTTATTTGTCTACCAGCATCTAAAGTGTCTCGCTTTTCGTAAACAATATCTTTGGAACTCCAGCTCAAACCATTATCAAATATATTAGGGTCATTAGACCATTGGCTGTCTGTAAATCTGTCTAAATTACCACTATGCAATAACATGGTCCTGTACACCCAACAAAAACTAGGAGGTTCAAGTGTACCCTTGGTCATTTCACCAGCTATGCTATCAATACAACTAGAGTCGTAAGTTGATAACATTTTGTAGTTGAGAACACAGTGATTAAAGTAATGGTAATCAACATAGTCGTAAATGATTGTATCACAACCAGTACAAGTGTTTGTTAATTTTAGATTGAATTGATATTTCCCTTTATGTGGAAGGTAAATTCTTGGAAAAAGTCTTTGACTCTTGTTTAAATTAGTCAGAACTTTGTGCGTTGACAGGTCAATAATGTCATAGTCGTACTTGACACAAGTATCCTTGAACGCATCTCCGGTTATTCTCCAAAGAAAGTAGTTTCCACTACTCATTTGTTCAATGTTAACAGAAGCCCATGTACATTTTGCATTCGCTGTTGCTAAGGAGACCAGAAGCATTAACAGCATTATTAGTTTTTTCATTGATTTAATTGCTTGAGTAGAACATTGTATTAATGTAATTAGACTTCTTTGAGGATTTCATTTCCTCACGATTGGCATAATCAAGTTCTGTTTTCTGTACTTGCTGGTACAAAGCTAAAATCTCTTCGTGAACATGAACGCTTATTTTTGCGTGAGCCAACCCTGATAATACATTTTTGTAGAAGATATAACTTGGGAGCCAATTTACCGAATTGGAAATAAAACCTTTCTCCAATGCGAATAAATAACATCTGTAGATGTGGTTTGTTTGTGCTGATGTCAGAGTTACATCCTTTAAGCATTCTAAGAGGCCGTCTTTGAATACTTGTAAAATCTGTTCTTCTTTATTTTTCATACGTTTATTGTTGCTCATTGTTACCTCCGAATATTTTCTGCTTCATAAAGATTTCCCACCTCATTCTAACAGTACCTTCACTATCAAGCTCATCAGTTTCAAAAAGTTCTCTAGGTGTAGATATAATATCCCAGCCCTCAGAACCTAATTCGTTTAGTTTTTTGCTTAATTCTGGTCTACTTAAAGTCATAAACCCGTATTGATATTTAAACTTGTCCATAAATTATTTTTAACCTCCAAATGTTTCGTTGTAGTATTGTTCACCAGTTATTGGTAGTGTACTTTCAGGATAATCAATTCCATGAACTGTTCCTTTGTTGTATGCAGTTTCAATTCTTTCCTTCTCAATTTCTTTGCATTGGTCTGCATAAGATTCTATCATTTCAAGATGTTCTTTACTCAGTAGAATTTGGTCTTTAATAGCATTTAGAAATTGTTCAACTGCCGTTTGTTGTTTATCCTTTTCCATTAGTTCTTTGAGTTTTTCTTTACGCTCTTTTCTTAGTTGTTCTCGGTTTTCAATACGCCATTTGTTCTTTGCTATTGCATCAGATTGCTCTGCGTTTTCAAGTAGTTTTTTTATCTTGTCGTTCATTGCTCACCTCCTCCGTAGGTTTGTTTGTAAAACTGTCCAAATGTCATTACATCCGATTCATTCATCATTACATATAATTCGTATTCATAATACAACTTAATGGCTTGCTCCTTTTCCATTACTTTGGCTTGTTCAAGCAGTTGGATTTCCAACATAACAAATTGTTTTCCTGTTATTTTACCAGTTATCAAATCGCTTGTTAATCTGCCGATTTCTTTGGAGTAATAGTCCAATGCTGTCGGTTGTTTATTGTCTATCATTAGTGCCATCCGTTTTTAAATGCTGCGTTGTAATCATCAAACATTGCTATCAATAACTTACATATGATACCAACTGTTAAAAATAATACTGCTTTTATTGTAAATACTAATATCTTTTTCATTACGGTTTGTTGTTTATTGTTTGTCATTGCTTTTTATTTCTAAGTATGGTTGAATAAATACAGAAGTATGCGAATACCAAAACTGGAATTGCCATAACTGCTATTGAAATTGCTTTACTATTTGCTACCCCTATGCAAATAATGATAACCCCAATTAAAATAATTAAGGAAGTAATTGCCGTTTGTTGTTTATTGTTTTTCATGATTTATTATCCTCTAAGTTTATCATTAGCTTGTTGAACAAGAGAATCTAATTGCTTATCTCTTTTTTCTTTTTCAGCTTCTAGTTCTTCTAGTTGTTTTTCTAAGCGATCAATACTACCCCAGATAATGTTTGAGTTAGGGTCTAGTCTTTTAATCTGAGCTACTAGTTCTTCTTGCCTACCCCTACTGTAAAATCCGCTTTCTATATCATCAGCTAGGTCTTGTAAGTGTTTAGGTGCTGAAATACTGATACGTAAGTCATAACTACTCCACTTAGTCTTGTAGTCCCAGAACATAATACCTTTGGTTAAGTTTCTAAATAAGTTGTGTAGTCTTCTGTTTCTTACTCTTACTAGAGAGTTATCACAACCAAACAAATGTAAGAAGCGTAGAAACCATCTGGGGCACCATTTAGGCTTAGCTTCATAGTCCATAGCTAGAATTAACGGGTAAATAGCCCTAAAGCAGTCTCCGTCTTCACTGTAAGGAATAGAACCTAAGTAAGAATACTTATCATAGAAACCCTTAGGGAAGAATATAGGCTTAATTTCTCTCCAGCCTATATGCATAGTATGAACCATACCTTTCTTACGTCCTTTCCAAAACAGTAAGCCTGCTAAGAAGAAGGTTACTTTCTCCTTAACAGGTCTATTGTCTTTTACTTCAAATTTGGTTCTCATTTGCTATTTTCCTTGTGTATAGGGTTTTTGCAGTTACCTTTGTGGCAAAGAATGTTACCCTTGTGATTTTTACAGATAAAGTATTCACAATCTTCAATTACACACACCTTAAGTGGCTCTGATGCTATGTTACCTACTTCTGGTATTGTGTAGTTTGTTTGTTTACTCTGTACTGTTGGTTCTGTGCATCCTGTAATGAATAGCATAATGAAATACAATCCTCCTACTGTAAGCAGAAGGAAGAACAGTTCTTTTTTCTCGTTTCTTTTTATCATAAGTTAAAGTTTACCTTGGGTCATATAGACATGAGTGTCTATGGTCCACAAGAAGTTAAGTTTTTTGATTAAGTTTCTCATAAGTAAAAAGCCCTCGATTAAGAGGGCTCTTGAAATTTTAAGTAGTTGTCTAGATATCCTTGTATGTTATCTCTTCCTACAGGATTCTGAGAGTGTACAAAGTACTTTGGTAGCTTAACTGCATTATTCATGCAGTATTCTATAAGCCATTTTGCACAATCTAACCCTGTTAACTCTGTGCCTAAGTCGTGATCAAGAGACATTCCATCAGGCATAGGATTTTCAGTTAGATAGTTTACAAATTCTCTGTAACCTTTTACCCAAGTAACTTTTACATTTTCACCAAAGATAACTGTAATCCAAACTCTGAATTGTGCTTGAGTAGGATTACGTAAGTCATCAAGCCAAAGAATTTCCTTTGTCACCGTTAGTAGTTCTTTTAGTGTTTGTTGACCTACGCTTAGCGTTGGCTGCCTTACGTTTTTTACGCTTAATGGCTTTTTGAATATCCTCCTCTACGTGGTCATAAGTAATATCACTATGTATAGGGTATCTTTCTTTTTTATCTGTACGATACAGTAAGTAAAGAATGATTATACCTATAGCCGAAGCTCCAAATAAGATTGCTAAGCCTGTGAATATGCTTTCCATTATTTCTGACTTAAGTCTATGGAACCTGTAATGAAGTTAAGTTGTTCTGTGAGATGCATCTCTCCATAAGCATTGTCTACTTCATACGTCTTAGCAATCTTTACTACCTTCTCTTCGATTTGTTTTTCTAGTGTTTCATCGTGAAGTTGAGACCAAGAGTCTCCGTTTTTAATACAAATCATTAAGATGTTAGCGTTGTGTTTGTCGATCTGATAGTTTACCCGATACATAATTAGTTTAGCTTTGTGTATTTTCTACTGATTTTTCTTTGTTCCCAAATTAGATGTAATTGCCACCTGTACCATTTGATTAAGTCTATACCTTTCTCGTTACAGTGGTCTATAAACTGAGGAGTCATCTTACCTTTAAGAGATACTACCTTTTCCATGGCTGTCGGACAATTGATCATCATCTGCAAATATACTACAAATAACATCGTTTGTTACTTCTTGTTCATTGATTTCGAACAAAGTAAATACACTTGGTTGATTTTTAAACTGTTCTAATTCAGCCTTAGCCGCAGCAAAGTCTGCTTCAATTAGAATGTCTAGCTCCTTAATGAGCTGTTCTGCTGATTTTTCTTGGTTAGTTTTCATGATCTGTTTTATTTTAAGTGTGTGATTTTGTTTTGATCGTAATTTTTAAGATTGTCGCTTACCCATTTCTCATCTACTGTGTTACTGTAGCAAAGAATATGTACAGTAGCTGTTTGATCTGTTGGTAAGCGTAACATCCTCCCGAATTTTTGTTGGGCTTTGGGAGAACCTCCTGAATAAGAGTGTAGAATAATAGCATTTTTAAGGTTAGGGATGTTAATACCTTCGCTTAACTGCTCTACACATGATAGTTTAGTGATTTCACCTGTTTTAAAGGCTTCTAAGGGACTATTCTTGTTCTTGGAATGGTGAGAGTCCTTACAGAGTCTTTCAGCTTGATCTATGGTGTTTGCAAAGATTATAACTTTCTCCTCTGAGTCTATCTCTGAGATAAGTTTCTTAGCATAATTTTCCTTAGTTTCAAACTGCTTTAAGAAATTGATTCTTTGAATGGTCTTAAACATTAGATTGTTACCCATTGCTCCATCTATCTCTCTAGTGATCCAATCATACTGTGCTCTTTCACTGGTCATCCAACCTTGCTTAGTCTTAATGGTTTTATTTCTGTTTAAGTCTAAGTAGTGTACAAAGATGTGATAGTCGTTAAGAATCTCATTCTCTACGGCTTTATCTGTCTTAAATACGTACTTAATAGGGTAGTATTCCATCATAAGTTGCCCTTTCTCTGAGGTTAAATACTTAGGAGGAGTACCTGTTAAGCCTAAAATCCTACCCTTATATCCTTGTAAGAAAGGAAGAGCAGTAGCTTTAAGAGAATGTGCTTCATCTAAGATAAGAATATCATATTCTTCAGGATTGTGTTTTATGAGAGAAAGATAAGTAGTGAAGGTAATACGCTCTAAAAGCTCTTCAACCTCAAACTTAACTGCATCAGCTGTCCAAGACTTAAAGATATCTACCTTAGGAGCGACTACAAGAACTTTCAAGTGATCAGGTAAGACATTGATATAATCTAATCCTATCTTAGTCTTACCTGCACCTGTCGCTAATTGTAAACCACACCTTTTAAACTGTAAGGCTTCTTTAAGAGCCTGATGTTGTATTAAATCTCTTGTTATCATATATTATCATTTGTAACTCTTTAGTTTGCTTACGTAAGTAGGATCTTCAGCATAAACACCGTCTATGTTTTTAAGATACCTTTTTTGAATGTGAGCATAACACTTGATATTGTCTCTATAAGTGTCATACTTAGCATAGACTCCGTGTTTACCTGCTACATGTTTACATTTATGAAAAGTAATACCAAACAAGTTCTTTGCTTGAATACCTACATTAGACTTACCGTGGTTACTTTCAATTCTAGATTGTAAGCAAGCAACTGCTGCTAGGATTACTCCTTGCTTAGTAAGTTCTGCTGTAATTCCTGAATCATTAAGAATAACATCCTTTTCTGTGATAACTTCTTTTATCACTTTAGTCTTAGTTATTACCTCTGATTCTGGAAACATAAATGATACTAATAGCAATACTGCAAAGATAACATTAATAGTTAAAGAGATGTGAAAATACTTCTGATAATTGGGAGCTTTTGATAAGCTAAGATCTTGATTTTGTTTGTAGTACATGATTGTTAATATTAAATGTGAAACATAAATTAAGGCAACAACTATGCCAAATGGTAATAATTAGAACTTAGGGCAGGTATCTCTCCTACCCTAAATTAAAGTTAAATAGTATCGTCTTGCCAGTTAATAACGCTTACTACTTCAGACTCTTCTATAAAAGTCTTAAGATAATTCTTACCTACCTTGTAGTCTCCTAGAATGATATCATGGATAACTTGGTAGTCTTGAGGTACTATTACTTCTTTGATGAAGGTAATAGTTTGCTTAGTAGTAGGAAGTTCTCTTAATCCTCTTAAATAAGTCTTTTCATCAATCATAGACTTAACTGTTAGGTGTTTAAACATCCTTTTAATCTCTCTTTCTTGGATACGATCTAGCTTATCTAAGCTAGTAATCCTACCCTTAAGTTGAAAAGAGTTAAATTGTGGCTTCTCCTCCCTTACGGAGTAGACTTTCTCTGCTACAATAGCAGTCGAAGTGATTCTTTTTCTCATATAAATGTATTTTAAGTGTTTCTAAATTAGATATCTGTCTAAAAAGAAAAAGGAGGCCCAATAACCTCCTTTGACGTAATACAGATATGAAAAAGATTTTAACCACTCATTGGTTAGGGCTAATATTGGTTAGCCTTTGCAGTTAGGATAAACGCTAATCTATCCTAACTAAAAAGTCCTGGAAGCAGATCTTACGGTATGCAACCAGGAACATTTAAAAAACAACTTCTTGCATGCTCACCATGCTTTTAGATTTTACTGGACATAGTTTACTGTCCACCTGTTGACGTGCACATCAGAGCAGGGTCCATCACAGTTCACTTTGGGTCATGTAACTCATTTGGGTAATTACTCCCAAGAGCCAAAGTATCTTTCAACGGTGCTAATCCGCCCTCTGTAAGAAGTTGTTTTTTGGTTCTATTGATGGGAATCGAACCCATACTGACATTGCTGTCAACAGGATTTTAAGTCCTGCGTGTCTACCTATTCCACCACAATAGAATAAAGGGAGCCTTACGACTCCCTACAAATATAATTCATTTAGTTAAATTACTTCTGCTTTAGCTTTAACTTTGTTTTCTTTGATAGCATCCATAGGATTAGCTGTCATGTTAGTAATGCTACGAGACAAGTTTTGATCTTGCTTAATAGTAGCATTAGACATACCTGGTTCAGCAAACTCTACAGAAGTGTAGATCAAAGCACCTTCAAAAGTTAACTCTTGACCATCACGAGTCTTTTTAACAGACCATTGAGGCTTAAGAGAACCATCAGCATTTTTTACTACTGCATCATCAGTAGTATCTACTCTGCGAAGGATTAAGTCTTCACCATACAACTGAGAAGTACTTACGTTAACAGGGATAGCTGTTGAATAGTCACCAGTTACATCATCAGCAGTAAAGCCAAACTGACCAAAGTCTTTGTCAAAGTTGTCTTCAGTGAAGTTAAGCAATGCAGTCATACGGTTGGTAAGGTTACCACCAAGACCACGGCTAATCATACGTTGGTGAACAGATAAGTTAGCAGGAGTGTAGCACTCGAACATAACAGTAATAGGAGCTGTAAGTCCAGAATTGCGGAAAGCTTTGCTAGCGAAAGCTAAATTAGTTGATTTGAAATCTTCGTAAGTCATAATTTTGTTTTTAGTTTTTTAAATTTGTTAATTTTTAGTTGTCTTCTAATACTGTTACTTTATCTTTCTCATAAATATAAATAGGCCCTATATAGCCGTCTTTAATAAGATAAGTCTTTTCACAGTCTTGTAACTTGTAAGAGATGATCATGTTCCATTCTGAGAACTTAAACACGAAACAATCTATTACTTTAGGAGGATTAGGATTACCTTCTCCTATGAGATCTTCAATAAAGAGAGTATCTGAATGCGTTAAGCGTTCAAGTTTTACACAGCTATCAGAACAAAGAGATCTAATAGGAAATAATTGGGCTTTTAGATTAGTAAAGCCGTTTAAAATTAAGATAAAGAACAGTTTTTTCATAGTTTTAAATTAAAGGGGCCATTGCTGACCCCTAGTTTTAATTACAAGCCTTTACGCAAGAACTCAAGTGCAATTTCTTTCTTAGAAGCACAGAATTTTAATTGATCTGCATTTTCTTTTACATACGACATTAAAGCTTTATGCTTAGCGTTAGTATAAGTTTCTTCTGTAAAGATATTAATAGCAGCACGAGTTAATGCTCTTGTAGACCATCTGTCCATTTTAGGAACAATAGTAAGCAAGTTTGCTACACGTTGACAGGCTAATTCAGATTTAGCAAAGTCAGGCATTTCAAATTTACCTGCTTTCATAGTCTTAACAGCTTCACCACCGTCATTACCTGTAGATGCGGTAATAACAACATCAAAGTCTAAGTTGTACTTTTTCTTCAAGAAAATAAGTTGCTTATAATCTTCTTTAGATTGAGCCCAGGCATTTACATAATCGCCTTGTTTCCAAGATCTAGAAGAAGAATTAAGCATAGCAACTAATTCAGTAAGCTGTTCAACATTTTCAATTCCATTTACAACTACATAAGGAATAGGAATACCTAAACGCATACAAGCCATAAGAGCATGTTGACCGTCTGCTACATACTTACACATATAGCCATTAATAAAAGATACTTCTACTACGATGATAGGACGAATCATACCATACATTTGAATAGAATTAGCTAAACGATCAATGTGTTTTAAGATAAGAGTACGTTGAACACCTGGCAAAAAGTTAAGTGTTTCGTTTGCTTTAAGCCACTTTAAGTTGTTTTTAAGACTGTTTCCGCTTACATACAACATCTTCTTAGTTTTGCTTACTGCTGTTTTAGTAACTTCTTTAGCTTTCTCCATAAAACTAATAGGAGTAGTTCTAGAAGATGACTGTAACAGAGAATTAGTTACTGTTGTTTCTTTAGAAACAATAACATTTTTACGAGGACGACCTTTTCTACGAGGAGTAGGAGTTGGTGCGTCATTTTTGGTTACCAATTTAACCTTTAATTTGTTTGTTTTCTTTGTTGTTTTCATAAATGTTTTTTTTGGTTTTTTGTTTTTTTGTTTAATTTGTGGTAGCCCCTGGGTGAATCGAACACACCATCTCTAGGATGAAATCCTATTGTCCTACCATTAGACGAAAGGGCCAATTACACTTTAACCTTAAGTGTGAAGGATTAGTCTATGCCTACTTCTTTAGCAGCATAATAAGCAGAGAAAGCTCGGCTTACACCTTGCTTTCTAAAATACCTGTAGAAATCCAAGAACTCCGCTAAGAGTCCATAAGATTTAGCTACATACCAATGTTCTAAGAATTGATCTTTCATAATATTTCAGTTAAAGAGTTAATTTCTGCTTTAAGAGTTTCTATGTAACGTTCTTGATCTCTTACCCAATTCTCTTCACCAGAATCCATAGAAGGTACTGTAAAACAAAATAGGTCATTCTCTGCAGCATTTAGTTCTTGATACAAGTAAGTCAATCGGTCTTGAATGTCTTCAGTGTTCATAATGTAATTAGATTAAGTTCTTCTTTAAGTTGATTAAAAGGGTTGTGTTCAGTAATTCTGTTTAGTGCTACTCTTAAGTCTTGAGTTTGTTCTAAATAAAACTCATCAGAGATGTTGCCTAACTCATACTCTTCATCTAGTCTTTCTAAGAAGAAGTATAAGCGGTTAATCTTCATGATGATCACACTAACAGCTAAGGCTTCTACAAATTCTTCTGGGTTCATAGTTTTGAGATTACTAGATAGTTAGCATAAGCATCTTCATAAGTCAATGCCCAAATTCTGTAGCCGTCAATGATAAATAGTTGTTTTTCCATTAGTTTTTAAAAGGTTTAGAATCTACTATTATAGAGCCAATGCCTGTAGCAATGGCTCCAATAGAGAAGAAGTTAGAGATAACGGTCAAGCCCATTTGTTCGCTTAGGTATGCTGCTAGAATAGCAACAATACAAGCAATCCCTAATAGAAGGGAAAGTAAAGTAAGTCTTTTCATGCTTCTTGGCTTAAATAGTAAATAGTACCGATAATAGTAAACACACCTACTATAAAAGTAGTAATGCCTGTATTAAACAACCCATAGAAACATTCAGTAATACTTCCTGCTCCTGAAAGATTTCCAATGATAGCAAGAAAGAAGTTAAAAATAGTAGTAGTAACTACTAAGAAGACGATTGGAAGAACTACTATCAGCAGTGCTTTCCACATAAATTTAAGTATATTCATATCTGTTTTGTTCTAATTAAGAGAAAAGGGGATTATTAGTCCCCTTATAGATTTTTTGCAAGCACTAAAATTTCTACTAAATCATCAGTACTTACACGAGGGTTAACATCTGTACCGTCTGGAGTGATAGTCAGATTACCATCATAATAAACATACCAGTTACCATCTTTGTCTATGACAGCAACTTCAGCAGTTGTTACACCCTGATCACAGTAATGACCTGTACCAAATCTTACGCTTACATAAACTTTGTTAGCAAACGTAAGACAAAAACCTTCGTCAATAAAGTCTTTAGAGAATCCACGAGTAGTCTCTTTAATAGTAATGTAGTTATTCATATCTGTATTTATCTGTATTTTTTAAAGTTATCCGCAATAAGGATCTTCTTCATCCATCCAATTATCAGTGTTGAACATCATATTAAATTGTTCTGCTTGCTCTATAAGAGCTTCAAGGTCAAAAATACTGAAGCCACTAATTTGCTTAGCATAGTCATTAACCTTAATGTAGATAGCATTAAGTCTTTCAAGTTCCAGGAGATTATCCTTAACCATTTGTTCTTTTGTCCTACTCATAGTTTGGTCTATTACATAACAGGCAAGATCAGCAAGAATTTTTGCTTTATCTTCGGTCAGTTCAAGTTCAGTCATAAAGAAACTAATAGCTTGATAATACCCAAGAGTATTAACAATTTGCTTAGCAGTGTCTTTAAGTTCATCATTCATACCATCTAACATGATAGTATGTTCATCGGTTAGTTTAAATGTATTTTCCATTTCTATATCTGTTTTAGTTTAGTTTATACTAATTGGTATTATACCATAAGGTATAATTTACTTCCATCTGCACTCAGTTGTAACAAGGCTACATGTTACCTTGCTTAGGGATTAATGTTTTCATTACAACTGCTCACCCTTTGGAAGTGAGTTGTGGTGCATTAAAGTAAAGGGGTTGTTACACCCCATATAGAGAATTATGAATCTTATATAGAACACCATTATCTTCAAAGACCATCCAATACTGATAATTAACATCAAGTCTTGTTTGTCCTTTAAATTCAGGATTCTTTAAGTTCATGTAATCAGACGAACTGATTTCCTTTGCAATGTTTAATAGATTTTCCATATGTATATTGTTTGTTTTAATTTCAAAATAAAAAAGCAGTTTAAACACTTGCTTAGGTGTAGATACAATAGCACTAATATTAATAATACAAAAATTATTAACATTACCCCTTAGATTCAATAAGACAACCGATTTGACTTACGTCCAGTAGTCTCTCCCCTAATAGGCCGTTACAAAGTAACATTTGTCTGCTATTACAGTAACACAGTAAGTGTCACTTTGTAGAGCTGTATCTGTAGCTCAACAGAAACCTGGTTCTTAAATTATAATCCCTATGAACCAGGAAGTTCAGGACATTATCTACAAGAGGCAGATACTCAACAGTTATTTCGTGCTGTAACACAAGTTATACTGATAAACTTAAGCTGGTCTTTTATGTAAAATGGCTTACTTGCTTAAGGTAAGTTAAAAACTGCCTGCTTACGCTCCGGCTACTCCACTCTGCATTCAATTGTAATAAAAAGCCAATAACACAAAAATGTTATCCGTTTGGGGCAACTAATTGTTCACCTATAAATAGGTTTAGTGTTTATCCATGCTTTATATCTCGTTACTACAATTGCCGGTCCTTGTGAAACCGGTTATGATGCATTAAAGTAAGACAGTTTCACTTCGCATTATATCTGTCTTGAACCCCGCTTCTAGGGTTTTATTAACCAAGCAAAACTTTCGCTTAGCATTAGATAACGTCTCTGATACAAGAGACGAATAAGAATAACAGATAACAACTTATAAGAGATTATATAAGAGGTTATCTGTTAGTAGGGTTAGTTAAGATTTAACTTTTTAGTCATATCACAACCTAAAAGGCATTAAAATCCACTATTTTGGACAGTTAGAAAGAAGATAGAGAGGGAAGAATCCCTTATTTCTAATGTAAAAAAGTTAAACAAAACATGATTTGTCTCCGATTTTCCCGGGTTTAGACTTTCAAAAGTTAAACAAAACCTATTTTACCTACATTTCATGACATTTCTATGACAATTGATAGATTGATGTCTTGATTTGTCGATTGATAGTTTGATGTGTACTTCCCCGAAAGTCAGGAGGCAATCAGGCGTTAGCATAAAACACTACCATGCCGCAGGCATACCATTTTAACAGAGGCAATTTGCGACCTTACTAACGAAAAAGGGGGACAGAGTCCCCCCGAAGGCAATCATTAGCCGATGCTTACGTCCCAGAAGCGAGGGTAGTCAACACCGTTTACGGTAGTCACGTTCTTGAAGGTAGCGTAGATGCTTCCGCCAAATTGCTTCGCTTGAAGTAGGTCGCCAAACTTGTAGTCGGAACTGCTACCGATAAGGATTTCCAACTTGCTGTCTTTGTAGGAGACAGTTGCGAAGGTGAAGTTGTTACGTACTCTGAACGAACGCATCGAGAAGATGTACTCTGTTTCAGGTACGAAAGAAATTGTTGGGGCTGCGCCAGCAGCATCTGTTGTGTTAGTTTTGGTTGTCATATCTGTATGTATTAAAGGTTTCGGTTGTCAGTCTACCACGGGGGTAGAGGCAAGTGCCGAAGGCATACGGGGATAGTGAAGGTGGACACCCCCACCCTCTCATAGATATAAAGTGGGGGGGTTCTAAAATTTTGAAAAAAATTTTTTTAGTTTACCTTTGAACCCATGAAAAAACTAGTCTTTATCTTATCTTTCTTTCTTTCCTTACAAGGGTTCTCTCAGAGGGATTCTGTTTATGTTAAGACCTCTATCTATTCTTGTGTGTATTCAGAGGTGTTACAACAGCCTAAGCGAGTTTGGTACACTGTTCAATGCCCTCTAGGTTCTTATCCTAGAAAAGGAATGGACTTCTACACTAACGATTCAGTAAGGACTTCAGATGGTAAGGACTATGAGGCTAATGTATGGGATAAAGGACATTGTGCTCCAGCAGCTGACTTTAACTGCGATAGAGATAGACTATGGGCTACCTTCTCTTACCTTAATTGTGTTCTTCAACACGAGAGATTAAACAGAGGTGCTTGGAGACTTCTAGAAGTCAGAGAAAGAGAACTAGCTAAGTCTCAGGTTGTCGAGGTAGAGATTAAAATGGTCTACTCTAAGAGCAGTTTAAAATTGCCAACAGGAGCTACAGTCCCTGATGGATTCTTAAAGACTATCAAGTACGGCAAAGTAAAAGAAGTTTACTATTTCAAGAACGAAGATCCAGGTACCACCGATTACTTAAGGTTTAGGAAGTAAACGACCAAAGGTTATATTACTTCTAACCGTTAAGTCCTTATGAGTAAACTGCCACATCTCTCCACTGTCTAGGATGACTGTGTATATGGTATCGGTTTCATAACCATAGTCTGTTACTAGCCATATTATTCCTTTGCCTTTAGGGGTATTTACTTCTAAGCGATTTGTAGGTTCAAAAATTATCATAAGTAAGTGTCTCTTTTACATAAATTTAAGTAGAGTGTTTTGTCTTCAGACCACTCCTTTCCTGTCCACCATTCAAAGCCTTTAAAGTCTGCCTTGTAAGCTGAAGCTAATTCGTAGCCTCCTAAAAGGTAGACGTGATTACATCTAAAGAACTGGGCTATTCTACACTCGAATAACTGAGACACATTACCTAAGGATAGTTTTGGGTTTTCATAATCCCACAGAAACTGGTAAGAGACTAAAGTCCTTCCAGTAGTGTCTTTGTATAGTTTAAAGATATTAGCTCCTACTAGTTTTTCTTCGTAGTAATAAAGCAGACATTCAAATCCTTTAAAATCTTCTAGGTTTATATCTCTTTTAAAACTGTGTTTGTCTGTGTACTTTCTATAAATAGGCTCTAGAAGAGTTAAAACTTCTTCTGATACAAAGTGCAGAGAGTATTGTATTTGTTTGCTTAGTTTTTTTACAGTTTTAGTAGGCTCATAGTCTTCTACTCTAAGTCGAACAGACCTTAGATTATACCAGTAGTCTTGCCACTCTACCCATCCCTCACTTAGATAGGTTAGATAAGTAGTATCTAAGGCTATTCCTTTGGGGTCAGAGAAGATAAAGTCTTCTTTTGTGACCTTACCGTACCCTGTTATATGATCAAAGATAACCTGTATCATAACTTTATCATAGCTCTATTATAGTTCTATTGTAAATCAAAGATAGTTAATTAAACAAAAACCACTCTTCTACTTAAGTTTTCTTGACTTATTTTTTTAAAGAGCTATTTTTGTTCTTAGGGGGAGATCTGTGTTTTTCTTGGAGTTACGATTGTTTTGTGACTAGTTTCTTTAGCCATGTTTTTGGAGGGTTACTAGGTAGGGATTCAGATCTTTCTCCTTTCATGTATTCCCCTACCTAGAACCCTTTTTTAGTTTATAAACTTCTAAATTTATATGCGTAACAACTTCTTTCAGACACCTGGCTACGCTACAGACTTAGTAAATGTAATTATTAAGGGGTTTTCGGAGAAGACTTATGTTTGTCCTCATGACTGGCAGCAGTTATACACTTTCAAAGAAAGAGTAGGAATAAAGATAAGAAGAGAAGGACATAAATGGTTTGTCTTACTTAGAGGAGGAGATAACTACGGAGGAGAATTTGAAACACAGGTTATAGAAGATAACACAGTTACTTGTTCTAAGCCTAGGTTTGAGGGTCCCTACCAGAAGTTAGGCTTTCTTAAGTACGAAGGCCAATCCGCTAAGGGTACTTTTCTAGAAGATGGTTATATTTTAAATGAAGAAGGTCAATATATAGTTTACGAATAAGTAAGAATAACATGAATTACAAAGTTTCCCAACTACAACCACTAACAGGTCCTGAAATTGCAGGAGAAGATCTTCTGTTATTAATTGACGTCAATCCCACTACAGGAAACGTAAGATCTCGTAAAGTTAGAGTAGAAGACTTAGTAGACTTTCGTTTACTTAATTCTGGTTTAAGTAATTTTGTTCTATTATCAGGGTCTTATGCCAATCCTTCCTTTATTACTTCGTTAGACTGGAACAAAATCATCAATACTCCAGACACTTTAGCGGAATATGGCATTACAGACGCCTATACCAAGACACAAGTGGACAATTTATTGGACACTGTAGAAGGAAATCAGATTGCTTCTATGTCTATTACAGGAGCAGAGACCAAAAGTTTAAACTTACACCAAGTAGATGGAGGCGTAGTAAGCGTTTCTTACGTAGATACTTACACTCACACTCAAAGTTCTCCTATTAGTACCTGGACTATCACTCATAACATGAACAAATACCCTTCGGTAACGATTGTAGATTCAGCAGGAACTACCGTGGATGGCTCGGTAGATTACATTAGTTTAAATGCAGTAACTATTAATTTCTGTGGAGCGTTCAGTGGTAAAGCTTACTTTAACTAAAATAAACAAAACAAAATAAAAATATAAAATCATGTCAAAAAAATTCTTATCTGGCATAGACCTCAATAAATGCGAACTGCAAAATGCGGTCATCCAGAACTTAGGTACAGCACCAGGAACTCCTGCTGCAGGTCAGGTCTACTTCAACTCCTCTACTGGAGACAAGTCAATCTACTTCTATGATGGTACTGCCTGGGTAGACGTAGGAGGTGATTTAAGGTCAATTGTAGCTGGTAACGCTATATCTGTTAGCGGAACCAGAGATATTACCGTAAACGTTCTGTATGACGATGCTTCTATTGGTTTAAATGTATCTAACCAACTTTACATTAAGGCAGGCGGTGTTACTAACGCAATGTTGGTTAACTCCTCTCTTTCTGTAGTTGCTGGAGCAGGTCTTACTGATGGAGGTTCTGTTGCTCTTGGAGCTTCTGTAACTCTTAACATTGGAGCAGGTACAGGTATTACTGTAAACGCCAATGACGTAGCTCTTGACACCACTTCTACTCGTAACACTGATCACTCTGCAGTTATCTTGACAGCAGGTGCAGGTTTAACTGGCGGAGGAGATATTACAGCTTCTCGTACATTTACAGTAGGTGCAGGAACTGGTATCACAGTTAACGCTGATGATATTGCTATCACAGGTGCTGGATCATTGACTACCAACTACTTAACTAAGTGGAACGGTACAGGATTCTCTAACTCAACTATTACAGATGACGGAACTACCGTAACTATTGGTGGTAACTTAACTGTAAACGGTAGCATTACTTACGTTAACTCTAACACAGTTGAAATCGGTGATAACATTCTTCTTCTTAACAGAGATGAAGTTAGTGCTCCTTCTCAGAACGCAGGTATTGAAGTAGAAAGAGGAACAAGTACTAACGTTTCTTTCATCTGGAATGAGACTAGTGACTACTGGTCTACTGTAACTGAACCTTTACACGTAGGTTCTATTGCTGACGCTGGTGCTGCTTACACAGGAAACAAATACTTGGTTTCTGACTCAGGTGTAATCAAATACTTAACTTCTGCTGATTTAGCAGGTGACGTTATTACAGGAATCACAATCAGTGGATCTAACGGTGTTGCAGTTGCTGGTTCAGGAACAACTTCTATTACTGTAAGTGGTGTAAACGCTACTACAAGTGCTGCAGGTGTTGTAGAATTGGCTACTAGTGCTGAAGTAAATGCTTTAAGTAGCTCTACAGTAGCAGTAACTCCTTCTGGATTAGCTGCTTTGCGTTATGCTGCAACAGGTCCAGCAGCTCCAGCAACTAGCATGATAGTGACTCACGCTTTAGCTTCTAACGATATCATAGTTCAAGTTTATGAACTAGCTACTGGTGAGAACGTAGAGTGCGATGTAGTACGTACAACCATCAACGTAGTTACTTTAGGATTCTGTTCTCCTGTTACTACAAATGCTCTTAGAGTATTGGTGATTAAAATTGCTTAATTTAATTAAACTATTATCTTTGCTAGGGGCCTAAAAACCCCTAGCTTTTTTACATTACAAACAAAAACATGAAGTCACTTAGCAGCAAAACCTATCAATGTGGTGTAACTATACAAGGTTTAACCACTCTTTCAGGGACTGTTTATTTAACAGGAATAACCAACACAGCTAGCTGGGATCATGTTATTGTAGGAACAACTGCACAAGGTCAGATTTACACTAGGACCTACGCTCAGTTAATGTCAGATATTACATCTGGCATAGGCTTAAGTGGTTACGTTCCTACATCTCGTACGTTAACTATTAACGGTGTAAGTTATGATTTAACTGCTAATAGGTCTTGGACAATTACAACTCCTTATGTTTCTAAACTACAACACCAAGTTAAAGCTGGTGTAGCAATCAATAAGGGTCAAGCAGTCTACGTTACTAGTGCAGATGGAACTAACATGATTGTTGGTTTGGCTTCTAATGCTTCTGAGGCTACATCTAGTAAGACTATGGGTCTTTTGGATGCTACAGTCTCAACTAACGGTTTTGCTAATGTAGTAACAGAAGGTCTTTTAGCTGGTTTAGATACTTCAGGAGCTAATGCTGCAGGTGATCCTGTATGGTTAGGAACAGGAGGAAATTTAATTTACGGCTTAGCTGGTAAACCTTACGCTCCTGCTCACTTAGTTTTTATAGGTATCGTAACCCGTAAGAACGCTAATAATGGAGAAATCTTTGTAAAGGTTCAGAATGGTTTTGAACTTAATGAGATTCATGACGTAGATTTAAAAACAAATCTTCCTACTGCTGGTCAACTTTTAAGATATGACTCAGACGGGCTTTGGAAGAATTGGTCTCCGAACTACTTAACTGCTGAGTCTGATACCTTAGCTACAGTTACTTCTAGGGGAGCAACTACATCAGCTCCTGTAACTTTCAACGGAAATGTTACATTAGGTAATTCTGCTGATTTAGTTTTCCAAGATCTTGCAGGAACTTTTCCAACTAGCGGAAAAGGATTTGATTGGACTTTAAATAATGATGGTGCTAGAATATACGCAATTCAACCATCATCAGATAGCATTGACTTTGTATTTCAGTTAAGAGACAACGCTACAACAAATGACAGATTTGTATTTTGGGTAGATGAATGGCAAGGTCCTGCATACGATAAGTACCCACTTATCATTTCTGGAGGTACTGAGTTTGACTTAAAAGACTCTTCTCTCTACACAAATACTGTACTTAGATTATCTAATAGTGGAGTATTGCAGAATGTTACTGGTAACATCTCTATGTTTACTAATAACGTTGGTTATCTTACTTCCTATACAGAAACAGACACGTTAGCCACTGTAACTGGGAGAGGAGCTACTACTACAAGTGCCGTTACCGTAGGTACTTCTTTGTCCATAACAGGACCTAACAGAACTGTTAGTCTGACTTCAAGTAGTAACTATCTGCATATTCAAGCATATGCTGGAAGCGCTAATGGAGCACAGTTGTGGTTAGGAAATGATAATGATCCTGGATTTTATGTAAATGCAAGTCAACATTTTTTTAGAGGACTCGACTCTTCTAATAAAATGTACATAAACGGTACATCAGGAAATGTTGGAATCGGTACTACTAGTCCTTCAGTAAAACTTGATGTTATCGGCTCAATTAGGAGCGAAATAGCAGTAGATGGTAATTTTTTAACATTACAAGCTACAGGACAAAGAGTTCACTATATAAAAAGATCAGGGCAAATTCTACAATTTACATCTGATGGAGCTAATACATATGATGTACGGTTTGATTCATCTAATGGATCTGTCTACTTTGCAACAGGTAACATAGGTATAGGAACTACTAATCCAGCTTACAAGTTAGACGTAAATGGTATAGGTAATTTTTCTAATGGATTTAGTAGTCCTTCATCAGAAACTGGATACCGATTAAAGTTTTATGATAATGGTGGAATCCATAACGATGCAGGAATTGGGTTAGATGGATCAGGAGGTGGTGGTGAGATCATGTGGTTTAATGCCCTTGGAGGATTCTATTGGGGATTAGGTACAGGTGGTACTAAAATGAAATTAGATAGTAGTGGCAATTTAGGTATTGGAACTACTAGTCCTACAGCTACATTACACACTGTAGGAAGTGGTATTGTAAACATAGTTCAAAGCTCAAATACGGTATCATATACACAGTATTATAATACTAGTACAGGTAATAATTCAACTAATGATGGACTTACAGTTGGTTTAAATGGAATTGATGCATATGTTTTTTCTAGAGAAGCAGGTAACTTAATTCTTGGTACACTTGATACTGAACGTGTACGCATCACCTCTGCAGGTCTTGTTGGTATAGGGACTACAAGTCCTGCATCAAGATTTCAGAGTAATAACGTTTCAACCTATAACAGTTCAACACCAACAGGAGCAATAGTTGCTTCTAATTTAGTTGGAGGTAATGCTGTTATTGATATCGGAGTTGATTCAACTTATTTAGGGTATATTCAATCAAGGAATATTTTAAATACAACACCGTATAATTTATTATTAAACCCACTTGGAGGTAATGTAGTTATAGGTACAACTAGTCCATTCACCATTGGCGGAACAGCTAAAGTTTCTATCTATGGTGATACGCCAGTTACTTACGGATTGTCAAGCACAGATGCTGTATACTTAAGGAGGTATGGAGTAGGTCAGTATCAATTTCAAACAACAGCAACTGGAGGAAATAATGGTGACTTATCTTTACAATCTTATGGAGGAAATGTAGGTATTGGAACAACCGCTCCTCAATATACTCTAGATGTAGCTCAAGTTATTCGCTCTAAGTATGGTTCTAATGAAGGTGGGCTTTATTTAGGAGGTACTCCTGCTGGAGTAGCTTACGTTGCAGGAGCTGTAAGAGCTACACCTTCTCCTAGCTATTCTTATACAGGTAAGTTGTCTTTCTATACAACTACTTGGGGAGTTGGTTCAGACTATGGTATTACTGAGCAGATGTACATTGAAACTTCTGTAGCTGATACTAAAGCCGCAACTATAGTAATGTTGCCTTGGGGTGGTAATGTTGGTATTGGAACAACAAGCCCTGCTGAAAAGTTACATGTAGTAGGAAATATACTAGTTGAAGGATCATCCGATAGCAGGTTATACCTAGGATCCAACATAGGACAAACATTCTCATTGGGTACTGTTTACGATGGATCTTACGATTCAATGTTTGTACAATACTCCGCTTTAGGATCACCAAAAATACTAACAATTAGAGGAAACGGGAGCGTAGGTATTGGCACTACTTCTCCTGCTCAACAATTCCATATTACACAAAATATGGCGTTGGGTCTTACTGGAGGAAGTATAGGAGATACTAATAGTATTTTATTTCCTACTGTAAA